CATCAACAAAAGTATTCACTAAGAAAGACAATTCAACAGTTGAGAAAATACATCAAGTACCTGCAATCGCCTTTGACAAATAGGATGACTAAATAGTAATATGGCTATACTCGCAAACTTATTCATTGACCAAGGAACAGACTTCACTATTGTAGTCGATGTTTCAGATGCAACAGGAGAGATTTTAAATCTTTCAGGTTATGTTTCTGCTGGTCAAATTAGAAAGACTTATGGTTCTTCAACCATTGCAGCCACATTTACTACTACCAATGCAAACTCTACAGGTAAAGTAACTATGTCTTTGACTGATACTCAAACTTCAGCATTAGAACCTGGAAGATATGTTTATGATATGAACATAACCAGTGCCGGTGGTGTAACAACAAGAGTAGTCGAAGGCCAAGCAATCATAACACCAGGAGTGACAAGATAATGGCAATCAAGGGAGTCGTATCTAGAGTTGCAACTATAGGTGGTGTATTGTCCAATACAACAAATTTAAGAGCAAAACAGGTGACTGTTGGTGCTCAAGGTAACAATGATATTTCTGCCAAGTCAATCAATGAACTTGCAGATGTAAACGCATCCGAAACAGATGATGGTCTTCTCTCATATGACCAATCAACTGATAAGTGGACAACTACTACTACTATAGACGGCGGAACATTCTAGTTTACTAAATAATAGTAACAAATCAAGGATACCGACCAGTGAAGGTATCGACCCACATTGTGAGTGGACTGAATTTATATTATGTAATCACGACTCAGGAGTGCTGGGTCAAAACAATTAATTTAATTTTTATAGGAAAATAAAAATGGCAACAGTAATTCAAATCAAAAGAAGTACAGGTTCCGCGGCTCCTTCAACTAGTAATCTAAGTGAAGGTGAAATGGCGTATGTACAAGATAGAAGTAATTCTGGTGCATCTGCTAAACTATTCATCGAATCAGTAGATTCAGATAATTCTACAGCCCTAATCCATGCGATTGGTGGTAAGTATTATACTGATATTCTTTCTGGTTCTTCAGCAACACCTGCTAACTTAAAAGTTGGTAATGGTTCTACTGCTGGTGCAACTTTACAAATCATGGAAGACTCCGATAACGGAACAAACTTCGTTGGTCTTAAAGCTGCAGATTCTCTTGGTTCTTCAGTAACTTTCACACTACCTAGTGCTGATGGTTCTGCTAATCAAGTTATAGGAACAGATGGTTCAGGAACTCTTTCTTTCGTATCAACAACTTCAACCCTTGCTGGTGGTAGTGATGTAAACATCACATCTGCTGCTGATGGTGCGATGTTATTATATGATACAGGAACATCAAAATGGATTGATAATGTAATGTCTGGAGACGCCACTATGGCTGACACAGGTGTTCTAACTATCGGATCCCAAAAAATCGTTAATTCTATGTTGGCTGACGATGCAGTTGGAGCTGATGAATTAGCTTCAAACGCAGTCGTAACGGCATCTATCGTTGACGCAAATGTAACAACTGATAAAATCGCTGACGATGCAGTCGATGCTGATAAATTAGCATCAAGTGCCGTAGTATTCGCTTCATTAGCGGGTGCAATGGTTCAGACATCTGGTGAATCTTTCGCAGATAGTGACACAACTTTAATGACTTCAGCTGCTATTCAGGACAAAATCCAAGCATTAGCAACTACAGAAGACTTAGACCTTGCAGGTGACAGTGGAACTGGCGCAGTCGATTTAGACTCTCAGTCACTAACAATCGCTGGTACAGCAAATGAAGTTGAAACTTCAGCAAGTGGACAAACTATAACAGTTGGTCTACCTAACGATGTCACAATTGCAAACAATTTAACAGTTTCAGGTAACTTAATATCAGACGATATTACAACTGCAACTTTAACAACATCTGGTAACTTAACAGTCACAGGAAACTTGGCAGTTAATGGTACTACAACAACAGTAAACTCTACTACAGTAAATATCGCAGACCCAGTGTTTGAAATCGGTGCTGACAGTTCAGATGACAACTTAGACCGTGGTATCAAATTTAAGTACAACTCCGGTGGTGCTAAGATTGGTTTCTTTGGTATGGATGATACAGATGGTTCTTTTGTCGCTCTAACAAGTGCAACAGATAGTTCATCAGTATTCTCTGGTACTGCAATGCCAGGTAAATTCGGTAACTTAACAGCTGCTGGTTTAGCAATGAGTGGAAGTATTTCTTCTTATGCAGGTTCAGCTCCTACAGATGGTCAAGTCTTAATTGGTGACACATCTTCAGGTTTAATGGATGCGGCTACTCTTACTGCTGGTGATGGTATTGATATCACTAATGGTGCAGGTGCAATTACGATTGCAGCTGAAGTATCAACTGCTTCTAACTTAGGTTCTGTAATTGTCGCTGCTGGTGAAGGTATGGATGTATCTTACTCTGGTGGAACTGCTACAATAGCTGGTGAAGATGCAACAACTTCAAATAAAGGTGTCGCAAGTTTTGCTAGTGCGAACTTTACAGTATCAAGTGGTGCAGTGGCTATCACTGCTATTGACGGTGGAACATTCTAAGGAAACTAAGAATATTTTAATTTAATCAATAGGAGATAGACATGGCAACAGTTATACAGTTTAAAAGAAGTTCTACTCAGAACGCAGTTCCGACTACAGGCAATTTAGCCTTAGGAGAATTGGCTGTCAATACTTATCACGGTAGATTTTATACCGAGAAGAATGACGGTTCCGCTGCTGTTGTAGAGATTGGGTCTAACCCAAAAACTCTACAGATTAATGACGCTATAACATTTCCAACCAGTGATGGTTCAAATGGACAAGTTCTTCAAACCAATGGTTCTGGAACAGTTTCATTTGCAACCTTAGGTGGTTCAGGTGTTTCAATTTTCAAATACACCGTTTCGGGTAACCAAACTGTATTTACAGGTAATGATGATGACAGTAATGCATTATCTTACACTGTAGGTTCAGAACAGGTATTCTTAAATGGTGTTAAGTTAATTGATGGTGGTGCAGATTATACTGCAACAAGCACAACGACTATTACGCTGGCGGAAACTGCAATTGCAGGTGATACAGTAGAAGTAGTAGCAGTCACGGCTGCTAATTTAGTGCAAGGATTCTATACAAATAGTACCTTCACTGCAACTACTGCTAACCAAGTATTATCAAGTAATGCAGTTACGAACAAGGGTATTAAATATGTAATTACTGCCACTCATGCGAGTGCAGGAACACATTCAGCCGAAGTATTATTAATCAATGATGGATCCAGTGCATATTTCGTTCAATATGGCGATATATTCAGTGCTGCTTCATTATTTTCGTTGACTGCTGATGTTAATTCAGGAAACATGAGACTCTTATGTACACCTGCTAACACCAACACAACGGTTAATACTTTCCAAATAAGACAATCATAGGGGGATAGAAAATGGCTATAACAAGAAGTTTTAAACTTGCTGAATTTATTCGTCACATGTCTTATAACTCTAGTACAGATAGGATAGAAACAGTAAAAGAAATACAAGATGAGAATACAACAACAGGTGGAGTCACTAAGACTGCAACTACTGAATTCGCACTTGACAATTTTGCTCATGCTACCTATAGAGCTGCGAGATATATCGTGGCTATGTCAGAGGGAAGTAATTTCCATTCAACGGAGATAATGTTGGTACACGATGGTTCTGCTGTTACTTTAACACAATATGGAACACTGAAAGATACTAACTTAGCGACATTTGATGCAGACATTAGTGGAGATAATGTTAGACTATTATGTACACCGGCGAGTACAAACTCAACGGTTATCAAGTTTAACAGAACTACAGTAGAAGCTTAAATACAGTAATTTATTATGTAAAGGGGACTTTTAGTCCCCTTTTTTGAGCTCAATATAAAAATAACATAAATAACACCATGGCATCAAAAGTAAAATTTTTCGCAGATTTAGGTGTTCAGTCGAAACTAAACACCCAAGTAGATGGCGACCTAACTGTTGCAGGTAATCTAACGGTTACCGGAAATTCACTAACCGTTAATTCGACTACAACTTCTGTTGGCGACTCAATGTTTGAGTTCGCAAATCAAAATACTAGTTCAGACCTAATCGATATTGGTTTCTACGGAAACTACAACGATGGTTTATCAGATGGTGGTGCATCTGAATACACAGGTCTATTCAGAGATGCATCGGATTCTACATGGACATTATTTGATGGTTTAGAGGTAGAACCAGGAACTACAGTTAATACTGGTGGTTCGGGTTATGCACTTGCTGATTTAAAACTTGGAGATTTAACTTCTTCAACACTAACAGCAGGTGGATTATTATATCCAACTTCAGATGGTTCTAATAACCAAGTCTTAATGACTAATGGTTCAGGACAATTATCGTTTCAAGACGCTGGGTCAGGATTGACATCAGGTACAGTCACAACAACTTCTACTACTATCACAAATTTAGACACGATGGCAGTTGCAAGTTATAGGGGTGCAAAGTACACTGTAACAGTCTCAGACGCTACAGGAGGCGATTACGAGATAACAGAGATACATGTGATACATGACGGCACTAATGCAAGTATAACGCAGTTTGGTACAGTATTACAAGGTACTTCTAGTGAATTGGGAACATTTTCAGTAGACATCAGTTCAGGAAATCTAAGACTAAGAGTTACATCTTCTTCTTCTAATTCAACTGTTTACAACTTCAAGAGAATTGACCATTCAACATAAAAAAAAGTTATTATTTTTTATTTGAGTAATGGTTTAGAACATCACCAATCTATAAATAATAGTATTAATTACTAACACTTTTACAAAAGGACACAAAGAATGGCAACAACACAAACATTTGTAATCGAGTATGGGTTATCAGTAGGTTCATCAGAAGTTATCAATTCAAGTGGAAAAATCGCCCCAGGCGCTTTATCTAATGTTGATACGGATGATATTGCTGAGGGCACATCCGCTCTTTACTTTACTAATTCTAGATTTAATAGTTCTTTTGATACGAGACTATCTAATGCCACTATAGATGGAGGCACTATCTAATGACGAGTAAAAATTTCATAATCAAAAACGGCTTAACAGTAGGAACTACTGAAGTCATAACATCTGCTGGTGTAATTACTGGTGCAGGTGTAAACGAGGCAGTTGACGATAGAGTCAATTCACTATTAACAGCAGGTGCAGGCATTGGGCTTGCATATGATGACGCTGCTGGAACACTTACAATTACAGGTAATGTTGGGGACATCACAGGCGTAAACGCTGGTGCTGGTCTAACAGGAACTGCAACATCTGGTGATGCAACACTAAACATTGGTGCTGGTACAGGTATTACTGTAAACGCCGATGACATTGCAATCAATTTCAAAGACGAAGACGATATGTCTTCAAACAGTGCAACTCACGCCGCTACTCAACAATCAGTCAAGGCATATGTAGATTCACAAATACAAACCAAAGATAATACAGACGAAATTACAGAGGGTTCAACAAATCTTTACTTTACAAATACAAGAGCAGACGCTAGAATAGCTAATGCATTAGTAGATGAAGATAATATGGCATCAAATAGTGCTACTAAACTTCCTTCGCAACAATCAGTTAAGGCATATGTAGATTCACAAGTAGCAGGCAAAGATAATACAGACGAAATCACTGAAGGTTCAAATCTTTACTTTACAAATGAAAGAGTAGATGACAGAGTTAATGCATTACTAGTTGCCGGAACAGGCATTACATCTACATACGATGATGCCGCTGGAACACTTACACTTAACGGACAAGTTGGTGATGTAACAAGTGTTGTCGCTGGAACTGGTCTAACAGGTGGTGGAACAAGTGGTGATGTAACAGTAAATGTTGTTGGTGGTACAGGTATAATCGCAAATGCGAATGATATCGCAATCGATACTTCTGTAACAGTAGATTTAACTACTAGTCAAACACTTTCAGGCAAAACACTAACATCTCCAATCTTAAATACTGCTCTATCTGGTACTGCATTCTTAGACGAAGACGACTTCTCAAGTAATGCGAATGATAAAGTTGCATCTCAACAATCTATTAAAACATATGTTGATGCATCTGTTGCCGCTAAAGACAATACAGACGAAATCACTGAAGGTTCATCAAATCTATACTTCACAAATGAAAGAGTAGACGATAGAGTAGATGCTCTACTAACTTCTGGTGTCAATGTCGCTATGACATATGACGATGCAAATGGAAGTTTAGAGATTAGAGTACCTTTTGAGAATATACAAGATACAGTTGGTACTCAGATTGCAACCAATGGTTCACATACAGGTCTTACTGCAACATATGATGATGCTGGTGACGGCGCTATAGACCTTGCAGTATCAACATCACATGTTAGGGGTTTAATATCTGCTGGTGGTGACTTATCATACAACAGTACAACTGGTGTAATGAGTTTCACAAACGATGCTGGAGATATTTCTTCAGTAGTTGCTGGAACTGGTACAACAGGTGGTGGAACTGCTGGCGATGTAACAATTAATGTTATTGGTGGCGATGGTATTACTGCAAACGCAAACGATATCGCATTATCATCTTCAGTCGCTGGTGATGGTCTTGCATTCTCAAGTGGTATTCTTGCAGTAAATGTAGATGATTCATCAATCGAAACAAGTTCAGACACATTACAAGTAAAAGCAAGTGGTGTCACAAATGCCATGCTGGCAGGGTCAATCGGTGCAGATAAACTTGCAGGTTCAATAGGGAACGCAAAACTATCTAACTCATCAATTACAATAGACGGAAGTGCTGTTTCATTGGGTGGTTCAATAACTACTACAAATACACAACTTACACAAGAACAAGTCGAAGACTTTGTTGGTGGTATGTTAGATGGTACCGAAACAGGTATCTCTGTATCATACGATGATACAAATGGTAATCTTGACTTTGTTATTGGCGCTGACGACATTACTAACGATATGTTGGCAGGGTCAATTAATCAATCCAAACTTGCAGGTTCAATTGCAAACGCAAAACTTGCTAATAGTACGATAACAATTGATGGACAATCAGTTGCATTGGGTGGTTCAGTCACAACAACTAACACTCAATTATCAACAGAGAATGTACAAGATATCGCTGGGGCGATGTTCTCAAGTAATACTGAAAGTGGTATTACTGCAACATATCAAGATGCAGATGGTACAATCGATTTAGATGTTAATGACCCAACAATATCCTTGACAGGCGATGTGACAGGTTCTGCTACAATGACCAATTTAGGTAATGTTAGTATCTCTACTACAGTCGCTGCTAACTCAGTCGCACTTGGAACAGATACAACAGGTAACTATGTCGCAGGTGTAAGTGCAGGAACTGGTGTCTCAGTAAGTGGTTCTGGAGAAGGCGCAACTTCAACAGTAAGTATTGGACAGGCAGTTTCAACATCAAGTAATGTTCAATTTGCAAACTTAGTGTTATCAGGCAACTTGACAGTTAATGGTGCAACATCAACAGTTAGTTCAACTAACACAACAATCGAAGATGCATTGATAGAATTAGGGACAGGTACTTCTGGTACGCCTTCTAACGATGCAGGTTTTGTTATTGAAAGAGGAAGTTCTGACAATGTATTCATTGGTTGGGACGAGAGTGCAGATGCGATAACATTTGGTACTGGTAGTTTTACTGGTGCATCTACAGGTAATTTAAGTATTACACCAAGTGCAGTTAATACAGGCGCCTTGACGATTACTAATGCTAGTAACTCAGGCGGAACTGCGAGAAACATATATCAGTCAACATCAGCTCCAGGCGGAAGTGATGGCGCAGTTGGCGATTTATGGGTTCTCTACTCTTAATAAATAACCATTTAAGGATTATATAATATGGCGACAGGTTCACAAAAGGTCAAAACACCAACAGGTTGGAATTCTACAAGAGGTGCATGGGTAAAAACTGCATCTGGTACTTGGAAAGATGCAGAACAAATCTATGTCAAGACTCCAACAGGTTGGAATAACGCTTCAGGACAGGCAAGTGTCCAACAACCTTATCCGTACATTGCTAACGCTCAAGAACCCAATATAAGAAATAAACAAAACCCTTATCCTTATATTGCTAACGCTCAACAACCGAATATAAGAAATGCACAACAACCGTATCCTTATATCGCAAACAATCAAGAGCCTAATATTAGAGATGCAAGACAACCTGCGATTTATCAAAATCCAGTAAGCGCACAAGAACCTAATATTAGAAGTCAACAAGAACCTAATATTAGAAGTCAACAAGAACCTAATATTAGACCGGCGAGACAACCTTCTACATATCAACATAGAAGTCCGTCAACATATAGAGACCCTAGAACATATCAACATCCGACTACCTATCAGCATAGAAGTCCTTTGACTTATCAACATAGAAGTCCATTGACTTATCAGCATAGAAGTCCGTTGACATATCAACATAGGTCTCCTTCTACTTATCAACATAGAGAACCGAACACTTATAACCATAGGTCACCTTATAGAAGTCCGTTTACTTACAATCATAGAAGTCCTTTGACATATCAGCATAGGTCGCCATTTACATATCGTAATCCGTTTACCTATAATCATAGAAGTCCGTTGATTTATCAACATAGGTCTCCTTATAGAAGTCCGTCCACTTATCAACATAGAGAACCGAACACTTATAACCATAGGTCACCTTATAGAAGTCCGTCCACTTATCAACATAGAGAACCGAACACTTATAACCATAGGTCGCCATTTACATATCGTAATCCGTTTACCTATAATCATAGAAGTCCGTTGATTTATAACCATAGGTCGCCACTTACATATGACCATAGGTCGCCATTTACATATCGTAATCCGTTTACCTATCAACATAGAAGTCCTTTAACATATAATCATAGAAGTCCGTTGATTTATCAGCATAGGTCGCCATTTACATATCGTAATCCGTTTACCTATAATCATAGAAGTCCGTTGATTTATCAGCATAGAAGTCCGTTGACATATCAGCATCAAAGTCCTTCGACATATCAGCTTCCGTTTACATATCGTAATCCGTTTACATATAACCATAGGTCGCCATTTACATATCGTAATCCGTTTACCTATCGTAATCCGTTTACATATAACCATAGGTCGCCTTCTACATATAACCATAGGTCGCCTTCTACATATAACCATAGGTCGCCATTTGGATATCAGCTTCCGTTTACCTATCGTAATCCGTTTACATATAACAACAGACAACCGTTTACTTACAATCATAGAGAACCGTATACTGTTAATGCAAGACAACCATTTACATATAATGCTCGTACTGGAGTTAATGTTCAGACTGCATCACAACAACCAAGTAGTTACTCATTCCGTAACCCAATCACTTTCCCACCAGGTGGTGGCGGAGGCGGCGGCGGAGGTTGCTTTGCTCCAGGTTCAATGATATGGCTTGCAGATGGAAGTCATTCGCCTATCGAGTCATGTGTTCTTGGTCAATATGTAATGACTTGGAACGAAAGTACAAAACTTCTAGAACCTAGAGAGATATCTCTAATCATGAAACCAAGAATGTGTCCTATATTTGATGTTACATTCTCAGATGGAAGAATATTACAAATGACTGATACTCACCCATTAATGTTACCAAATGGCCAATGGGGTGCATTTGATGTTGAGAAATCAATTAGAGAACATGAATGGATGCAAGATATTGAAACGCATGAACTTACAGTTGGCGATAGTGTCTTTAGTATGTTAGATGGTATAATGTTTGACAGACAAGACGAAATGGGCTTAGAAATAGTATCTATAGAAGAACATTCTGAAATGGAAGTACATAACTTAAGTGGAGTTTATGAAAACAATAACTTCTTTGTTAATGGAATGCTCGCTCATAACTTTGGTAATCAGAGTCAGAATACCCAGGCGAAGAACTAAAATGATAATACTAACAAACAAAAATATGATAGTAAGGGGTAATATCTAATGCCACAACAACCGGTAATAGCAAACGCTCAGACGACTGTTAGGTCTCCAAGCATAGGACAACAACCTTATATTGCTAATGGTCAAACACCATTTATTCAACCTACGCAGGGTCCTGCTATAAGAAACGGCCAGACGCCGTATATTGCGAATGGGCAGTCACCTAGTAATGCAAGAAGTCCGAGAAACGCACAGCAACCTAATATTAGAAATAATCAAGAACCTAATATTAGAAATAATCAAGAACCTAACATTAGAAGTGCCCAATCACCTAGTAATGCACAATCACCTAGTAACGCACAAGAACCTAACATTAGAAGTGCCCAGTCACCTAGTAATGCAAGAAGTCCAAGAAACGCACAAGAACCTAACATTAGAAGTCAACAAGAACCTAACAGTAGAAGTCAACAAGAACCTAATATTAGGAATGCTCAGTCACCTAGTAATGCACAACAACCTAATAGTAGAAGTCAACAAGAACCTAATATTAGAAACCAACAAGAACCTAACATTAGAGATGCTCAGTCACCTAGTAGCGCACAGCAACCTAACATTAGAAGTCAACAACAACCTAATATTAGAAGTCAACAAGAACCTAATATTAGAGATGCTCAGTCGCCTAGTAATGCACAAGAACCTAATATAAGAAGTTATCAGTCTCCTTATATTGCTAACGCACAAACATCAGCACAAGAACCTAATATAAGAAATTATCAGTCTCCTTATATTGCGAATAGACAAAATACAGCACAACAACCTAATAGTAGAAGTCAACAAGAACCTAATATTAGAAATGCTCAGTCACCTAGTAATGCACAAGAACCTAACATTAGAAGTCAACAAGAACCTAATATTCGTTCAGCACAAGCATCAGCACAAGAACCAAACATAAGAAGTTATCAGTCTCCTTATATTGCGAATGCTCAGAATCCTTTTATTAGAAATCAACAAGAACCTAATATTAGAAATCAACAAGAACCTAACATTAGAAATCAACAAGAACCTAATATAAGAAACAAACAGACTACTTCTAATTATCAGAATCCTGTAAATGCTCAGAATCCATTTATTAGAAATAGACAGACACCATTTACATATGACCATAGAAGTCCGTTGACATATGACCATAGGTCACCATTGATTTATAATCATAGAAGTCCGTTTACTTACAGGCATCCTGGAAATAGTCAGACTCCGTTTACCTATCAACATAGAAGTCCTTCAACATATGCTAGACAAGGTCAAACACCTTTCACATATCAACATAGAAGTCCTTCGACATATGCTAGACAAGGTCAGACGCCAACAACCTATCAACATAGAAGTCCTTCGACATATGCTAGACAAGGACAAACACCTGTTATCCGTTGGGATGGTGTTCTATCGCAGACCTGGCCAGGCACTCCTATATCGTCATAAATATAAGACAATTTAGGAATTTACATTATGAGTATCAAAAGCAAATCATTCGAGCATACAAAGGAATTACTCCAAGGACTCGACCCAACAGATAAGAGTTTTCATCTACAGTTGGGTCAGTTCGATGTTCTAAAAGAATACAAAGAAACAGACACATACAAATCATTAAAGTATGTTACAGAGAATCACACCGGAAAACTAAAACAAGTTAAATGGGGTGACATGACTAAACTAATCAAGGAAGAGAAATTTCTTGGTTGGAATAAACTACAGTCCCATGCATGGGCATATCATTACTTTCTACCCCACGGATATACTGCACCGGAAGAAACTCCAGTACCAGGAATTTCGGGAATGGATTTTAAAAATTCTAACAATGAATATCAAAAGTTAGAAGACTTCACTGATAAAAAACTAAATGACCAACAGAATAACAGTATCAATTCTGTATATTATCATGGCGCCAAGGCTCATTGGTTAGTAGATAGTATCAGAGAAGAGGGTCTATGGAATGCTATTCAAGGCACTGTAAGTTTAGCAGGAAAAAATAAAGATGGAGAACAGATGTATCAGTTATCAATACATCCAGGTTCAGTTCGTTCTGGTGTATTTGAAACAATGGATGACCCAAATTTAGATTTATGGATATGGGACAATCATGATGCTATACCTTTACCAGAGACATCTATAGATGAAATGATTGATGAGATGAAAGGGCAACTTATAGAACGAGATGCAGAACACTATTCAATATCTTTTGGATATACTCGTGGTTACTTAGAGATACATAGTGACTTATTGAAGATGAACTTCAGAGGAAGTGTAACCGATTATAACATGAAAGTTAACCAATTGTCAAAGGGTAAACATCTAAACATATACATTGGTTACGATTCTAGACATACTGATATCGCTGAGTTAAGTGCAAAATGTGTTAAAAGTAGTATATTATCTGGTGCCGGCAGAGGCGATGTGCATGATGTATTAGGAGATTGGACTCCTGAGATAAAGTTTCTTGACATATCAAAGATTCCAGAGTATAATAGAGAGTATGCAGCTCAATCAACAGAGTTCACATATAGTAGATTCTTAATTCCTTACTTGGAAAACTATGAAGGATTTAGTATTTTTATTGATGATGATATACTATTCAATGAAAGTATCTTACCAATGTTCTACTACTTAGACTTAGACGATGCAGTTGCATGTGTACAGTATGACTTTGATAGTTATGCTGAAACAAAATTTAACGGTGAAAAGAATGTATCTTATCCTAAAAAACTTTGGTCTTCTTTGATGATATTTAATAATGGTCATGAAGACTGTAAGAAACTTACACCAGAAGTTGTTAATACTGAAAGTGGTAAGTATCTACATCAATTTGAATGGACAGATAAGATATCAGAGATACCAGAGTGGTATGTTATAACAGAAGGACACGATACAGTAGAAGATAAGTGGCGTGCTTGTGCTATACATTACACACGAGGCGGTCCTTGGATTGAAGATATGGATATCTCTCAGATAGAACACCTAAATATGTATGAAAGATTAAAAAATAAACATCAAAACTAAATTATGGAGTTATTATGAATATGTTAATTTATTGTGAGAATGGTCATCTTACTATCAGAAAACCAAATGGCCTAGAGTGGAGACACGAGAATGTCGACAAACCAGAATTAGGATTTGACTATGATGTTTTAATCTATGATGATATCGAAGTTAAGATTATGGAGTGGAAAGACGATGTTCAGTTTGATGACCAAGTTAAAGTTTCGCTTACAGATGTAGAGTCAGATGCAATTGAGAATTACATTGATAATTCTACACCACCTAATGATGTAACATTAGCAAATCAATACAGTCAACAAATCAATAATGTTTGTAAAGACTATGTAGAACAACAAATAGAATCTTATGGATTTGAAAGTTTAATAGATACCATGGCAGCTGCCAGAGATGGTTCGAATCACCCTTTAAGGTCAGATGCAAGAAGAGCTTTAGAATACTATGATGTAATGTGGAATATTTACATCAATGTAATGAATGAAGTCAAGGCAACTAGAGAAGACTTACTGCCAGATGTTGAAGAGTTTATTAATAGATTTCCTCAACCACAACAAGCATTGATTGAATAGTAGTATGTCTAAGTTTAACTTAGAAATAGTCAAGATAGATAAACCCTTTGCTATAAAAGACATGCCTATGGGAAATAAAATCTATGTAATTGATGACTATCTTGAAACATCAACACATCATTGGATGAATAATAGTGTTACTCGAGGACCTAGATGGTGTAAATCAAATCAAGTAAACGCTCAACATCCTACAGGTTTGCCACATCATTCCCTTTGGGGAGCATCTTTCTTTAAGACAGATAGTAATGGCGCACCAATGATGGAAAAGGGCGAGAATGATTGGACAACTGAAGCCGCTAGATGGTTTAATAGAAAAATATGTACAGATTTTCTATTCAAATGGAAAAGATTTCAATACATGGGTACTAATTCTCAAACTCATGGCCAACACGGAACAACTCACTCAGATTGTGCAGAAGAAGATGATTGGAACTTATCGTTTCTATATTATTATAACACATTCTGGAATCCTGCATGGGGTGGTGATTTAAGATTCTATGAACCCGATGTTTATCAAGCAGGTTTAGACGGTAGAGATGAACACATAGAAAAACATTCAATAGGCAGTGTCGAGTTTAAACCAAACAGACTATTGATGTTTGACGGAAGAATACCTCATGGTGCAGATGCACCAACTTCTAGAGCCAGATATGCAGATAGATGTTCTATAGTACTTAGAGGCGATGAGATAGAACTTATTGAAAAGGAAGAATTATATAATGCCAACGATAGATTTCACTACATTTAACGAAGAGAGTCTTAGAGACTTTAAACCAGTTTTAGCTAAATCTCTAGCACCCGAATGGTTTAAAAAGATGAAAGTCTTTCAACACGATAGGGGTAAGAGAATGCAAACTATTCGTGCTTGCCCTGCTATGGATGACTGGTTAAAATCTGGTTGGTTGATTCTTGCAAATAGAGACATGGAAGTTAATGTAGATGGTCCTTTTACATATACAAAAGATACTGAATTAGGCAAACAAGGCACGGCATCTCCTTCTCACCCATCAGCTCAGTTTGGTTATGCATTTAGTTATCTAGGTGAAGAAGGTCCAATCAAAGATGCATTTAAAATGAGAAGTGCCTGGAACATAATAACACCCAAAGGATACTCATGTTTTTACTTAGACCCATTTCTATTTCAAAACAATCACTTTGCTACATGGCAAGGTGTTATAGATACAGATGACTTTAATGTCAATCAAGACAATTCACAAATTATTTTTTATCCTAAAGTTAATCATTCGTTTATTATACCAAAAGGAACTCCTTTAGTTCAAATCATACCGTTCAAAAGAGAAGAGTGGGTGGCGACATATCAATTAAAAGATGAGAAGGCCTGGCACAACGACAGAGGCGAAAACAGACATCAAGATATGCCTGGAATGGATGAAATAAATAGAACTAAGTACAATAAACTTCAAGATGAGAATCCAAATCATATGGGTGCTTACAGAACTGAGGGTCATTGGAAAAGTAAAGGTAAAAACTTTAAAGAAATGGAACCACCACCAGAGTGTCCGTTTCATAAAGGAGATGTAGATGGCGATTAAATTATTCAGTCCAGCAGTAATAGTAGTGAGACGATGGTTAGACGAACCAGATGATAAAGTAGAAGGACTTACTCCTGAATATTTTGCACTATTGAAGAACGAAATGGATGCGATGAGAACAAGAGACCCACAAGGCAGAAAGAGGTCTAATGCTGGTAATGGTTGGCAGTCAAATGATGGTATAGATAATAATCCCATATTCAATAAGTTGATGAGAAACATTAAGAAGATGGCTCAAAACGAGTTGTTAGGATTCTGTGGATTTAAACCTGGCGAAGGTGAAATAGACCAACATAATGCTTGGGGAAACATAAACTACAAAAATGGATCCAATCAACCACATTTACATAATGGGTGTAGTTATTCTGGTGCTTGTTATATTCATGCAGAAGGTGATGAAGGTGATATTAGATTTATAGAGACATCAAAACATTTTGTGGGTATGCCTGTAAATACTCCTAGAATGGAAGAATCGTGGGCTGTAGCACCTAGAACAGGAGATATACTTTTGTTTCCTAGTGGATTGATGCATATGGTAGAAACAAACAAGACAGATAAAGATAGATACAGTATTTCATTTAACATGGATATAAGAGGTGCAGACAATTCAGATATTTTTATCGATGAGGATGAAGCAAGACAAGAGAAAATGGATAATATTTTCAAAACAGACCACTTTGGTAAGCTTATTCAGTAGCACATATTCATAAATAAGAGTATGGATATAGTCGTAGACCCACATTTACTTTGGAACATCGTTTTAACTGTTGTTGTAGTTCCTGTCGGATGGATGATTCGAGGAATCTTTGCTGAACAGAAAAGAATGGATATTCTAATTAACAAAACACGAGAAGAAATTGCCAAAGAGTATGTTACCAGAGAACAAATGGAACAGACATTTCAGCGTATTATAGACTCAATCGAGCGTATAGACGAAAAGATAGATAGACTTCAAACTAAAACTTTTTTCCAAGATTAGATTTCATATAAATAGTAGTATAAACAGGAAATACTACTATGGCAGCTCCAAACAGCAAAGCAACATTTAAAGAATACATCAAGAGGAAACTTGGTGCTCCAGTCTTGGAAATCAATATTGATGATGACCAATTTGACGATAGAATAGACGAGGCACTGCAATATTTCCATAACTACCATTACGATGGTACGATGAAAACTTATCTCAAACATCAAATGACTTCAGTTAAGAAAGTTGCAATGAAGACCAATGAGACTGAAACAGAATCAGCAGCTGGTACCCACGCATACGCAGACGAAGAATTTGCAATGCAACAAAACTACATAGTCTTACCAGAATCAGTTACGGCTGTAATGAACATATTTCCATTCAACGATAAGTCAGCACTTAATATGTGGGACATAAGATATCAGTTAAGACTAAATGACTTATACAGTATGAATGCTACTAATTTACTACATTACGAAAGTGTTCAACAACAGATTCAAACAATGAATCACATTCTTATCGGAAGAACACCAATCAATTACAATCAACATCAAAATAGATTATATCTTCATATGGATTCAAATATGATAAATGATAATGAGTGGTTGATTATCGAATGTTACAGAAAAATAGACCCAAATAACTTTACAGATGTATACAATGATATGTGGTTAAAGAAATATGCAACTGCATTATGTAAATATCAGTGGGGTGAAAACTTATCTAAGTTCTCTGGTATCGCACTGCCAGGTGGTGTAACACTAGACGGACAACAGATGAAACAAGAAGCTCAAGAAGAGATAACAAGACTCGAAGAAGAGTCAAGACTAAATCATGACATGTTACCTATGGATATGATTGGATAATTAAATTATGCCAACTAATGTATTTTTTAACCATGCAGTAAACTCTGAACAACATCTTTACGAAGATTTAGTTGTAGAGTCACTTAGATTCTATGGTCACGACTGCATGTATCTACCTCGACAAGTTATCGAAGAGGATAGTATACTCAATGAAGATGTTCAATCTAGATTTGGTGATGCATACGGTGTTGAGATGTACATCGAAAATACAGATGGATTCGAAGGCGAAGGAGACTTAATGTCTAAGTTTGGTCTACAGATAAGAGACCAGGCAACATTCGTAATATCATTAAGAACATGGGAAAGATTCATATCATTAGATTCAAACCTTGCAACATCATTTAGACCCAACGAAGGAGATTTAATTTACTTCCCTCTTAGTGGTTCAATGTTTGAGATAAAATTTGTAGAACATGAAGACCCATTCTATCAAGTAGGTAAACTATTTGTATTTAAGATGAGATGTGAACTATTCGAATATAGTCAAGAAGACTTTGACACTGGTGTTGGTGATATAGACCTCATAGAAGACGAACAGGCATACTCATTAAATATGACAATGAACAATGGAAATTCTCAAGACTATATTGCTAATGAGACACTTTCTCTTAGTGGTACAGTTGTTGCAGAAGTCGTATCTTGGAATCAACCAACAAGTAAACTACTTGCAAAAGATATCACAACAACACTACAAGTTGGCGATGTATTAAATGGTGCCAATGGTGCAACATTTACAATTGCATCTATTGACGATAGAATGACATTTAACAATGATGCAGCTGCTCAAAACTTAGACTTTGAGAATAAAGATTCATCATACTTAGACTTGAGTGAAACAAATCCATTCGGAGAACCATAATGTTCGGAACATATTTTTACAATGAAACTATAAAGAGATGCGTATCAGTCTTTGGTACAATGTTCAATAATATAGAGTTTAAGAAAGTTAAGGCAGACGGAACAATTCTATCTTCTCCTATGGTACCAATATCATATGGACCAAAACAGAAGTTCTTAGATAGAATATCAGAAGAAGCAAATCTGTCTGATAAGAATAGGAGTGCAATATCGTTGCCAAGGATGGCATTTGAACTTACAGGTTTTGAATACGATGTGCAAAGACAACAGAATAAACTCATAAGAGCTGTCAAACCCATCACCGAATCAAATGGCAAGAAAGGGTTTCAATACGCACCTGCACCATACAACTTGAATTTTACATTGTCTATTCTAACTAAGAACATGAACGATGCACTACAAATAGTAGAACAAATACTACCATATTTTCAACCAGAGTATACAGTCACAATGAAAATGGTTGATACAATGGCAGACCATAGAGATGTGCCTATAGTTTTAAACTCTGTATCATTTCAAGACGATTATGAAGGTTCTTTTGAAGATAGAAGAGTCATAGAGTATACTTTAGACTTCACAATGAAGACATACTTCTTTGGTCCTATCTATACTGGTAACATCATTAAGAATGTTGTTGAAAGAACTTACATTGGCGACAACTCTAATACATTCTCATCATCAACAATAGGTGCCTCAGGATTAGTCAAAGAGGTTAAACACTATGAACCTGCATTTGCAGAGTCATCTAATGCAGTAAATAACAGTACGACAGTCACCTTTCCTACTGCAATAAATACTAGTATATCGGTAGGAGATGAAGTATTCGGAACTAATCTTACAACAAATCCAACGATATCGAGTATTGCAGGAAACAAAGAATCTATAGTACTAAGTGCAGCTGTCAACATGAATAAGGCTGTCAACAAGTTAAAGTTTGTGGGTTCAGTTGATGCAGACGACACATTTGTTGTCGCAGAGAATGTCAAATTCTATGACGATGGTGTTAAAGATGATTACAGTGAAGAAGACAATAGTTAAGTATGAATGAAATAGATGAAACATTAGATGGCCTTCTAAATATAGAATCGGAAATCAAGCAAGAAACAAAAGTAGTTAAACTTCCGTCTCGACATGAGAACATGGAAACAGACTACAAGTACGCTAGAGAAAATCTTTATGGACTCGTAGAAAGAGGACAAGATGCAATCGAAGGCATACTACAATTATCAAAAGAAACAGAACACCCTCGTGCATATGAAGTTGCAGGTCAGTTAATCAAAACAGTGGGTGAAACAGCAGAGAAACTTATAGATTTACAGAGTAAATTGAAGAAGTTAGAAGGCGAAGAACAACAGAAAATAGGACAACAACACAATCATTTGTATGTTGGGTCAACTTCTGAATTACAAAAGTTTCTTAAAAAGAACAAAGACTAAAATATGGTTCAAGCGAAGAACGAAGGTTACTTAGGTAACAATTTAATCAAAAGGGCAGGTACAGAAACTAAGTACACCCAAGAACAGATAGCAGAATATCAGAAATGTTCTTCGGATCCTTGTCACTTTATTGAAAACTATACTCAAATTATATCACTAGACGAAGGTTTAGTGCCATTTAAACTTCGTGGTTATCAAGATAAACTTATAAATCACTTCAATAGTAATAGATTTAATGTAGTTCTTGCAGCCAGACAGAGTGGTAAATCAATAACATCGTGTGCATACTTACTATGGTACATATTGTTCACTCCAGAAGTCACCGTTGCTGTTCTGGCGAACAAAGGTGCGATTGCCAGAGAGATGGTGTCTCGTATTGTAACCATGCTGGAGACCGTTCCCTTCTTCTTACAGCCGGGTGTTAAAATACTAAACAAAGGTAATATAGAGTTTGGAAATGATAGTAAACTAGTCGCAGCCGCAACATCTTCAAGTTCTATTCGTGGTATGTCTATTAACATGCTATATCTAGATGAGTTCGCATTCGTAGAAGATGCAGAGACATTCTATACTGCAACATATCCAGTGGTAACATCGGGTAAAGACTCTAAGGTTATCATCACCTCGACTGCGAACGGTGTTGGTAATATGTTTCATAAAATATATGAAAGTGCAATACATGACCAATCAGAGTATAAGTCATTTACTATTGGTTGGCAAGATGTACCAGGTCGTGACGAGGCATGGAAGAAACAGACTATTGCAAACACTTCAGAAGCGCAGTTCGAACAAGAGTATGGTAACTCATTTTTAGGAACAGGTAATACTCTTATCAATGCAGACACCCTATTGGGTATGAGAGCTGTAGACGGTGAATGGCAAAAAGATGGTCTAACAGTATACGATAGACCAGTAGAGGGTCATAACTATGTAGTTACAGTCGATGTATCACAAGGAAGAGGGTTTGACTACTCTACTTTTAGTATCTTCGATGTTTCTCAGAGACCATTTAAACAAGTTTGTACTTATAGAGATAACATGGTTAGCCCCATGCTGTTTCCGGATTTAATAAATAAGTACTGTAGTAGATACAATGAGGCTCTAGTTATTATAGAAAATAATGCAGAAGGTTCAATGGTCGCTACACAATTGCATTATGATGTAGAATATCCAAATGTTTTCGTTCAAGGAATGACACATGCAAAAGATATCGGCATTACAATGTCTAGAAAAATTAAGAGAGTTGGATGTTCCACTCTCAAAGAACTATTAGAAGAGAACAGACTAGTTGTAGTAGATAGACCGACAATAACAGAGTTAATGACTTTTGTTAATAAAGGGTCGTCTTTTGAGGCAGATAGAGGTTATCATGATGATATGGTAATGAATTGTGTATTATTTGCATGGTTTGTTACTACAGAATTCTTTACGCATTTAACAGATACCGCTGTAAAGGACTTATTATACTCAGAACAACAGAAGATGATTGAGGATGATATGTTACCAGCAGGGGTATTCGGTGATAACTATGGTGCTGAAATGATTGTTGACTCGTCAGGACAGGCATGGTCTGTTGCAGAACAAGAAAAACCTCAAGAAGAGTTCTTAGATAATATAAATATATAAATAAAAGTGTAAACAACTTTTACAATGTAACAATACATTAACAGGAGAAAAGTATGGCATTTCAAGTTTCACCAGGCGTTCAAGTCAAAGAGATTGACTTATCGAATGTTGTTCCGGCAGTATCCTCAACAAGAGGTGCTTTTGCTGGCGTATTCCAATGGGGACCTGTTGATGAAGTAAAAACAGTTTCAGATGGACAACAACTAGTTGAAGAATTCTACAAACCAGCAGACACAAACGCATCTGTTGAAGACTTCTACACTGCCGAGTCTTTCCTGAGATATGGTTCTTCATTATCAGTAGTTAGAATATCTAACACTGGTTTATTCAACGCAAACCAAGCAGGAAACTCAGCAACATTATTAAAACATTCAGATGACTATGTGAACACCTATAAATCAGGCGCTCTACATGGTACAGTAGGAAAATGGGTGGCAAGATACGCAGGCGCTTTAGGTAACTCACTTAAAGTTTCAATGTGTGCTTCGTCCAACGCATATTTCAATGACGCTGTAACTGCTGTCAACCTTTCGAATGGATACGCAGTTGGTTCTACTTCAGTAGTAACCGATGCAGGCGCATCATTCTTAGTTGGCGACATCATCAAATTCGCAAATCATTCAACACATTACTCAGTTGACGGTATCTCATCACAAACATTAACAATCAAGGCATTAGGTCAACCCGCTGGGACTGGTCTTACAGCTGCTGTAGTTGATAATGAAACCATCGATAGATTTTGGGAACATTATGCATTGTTTGACAAGGCACCAGGAACATCAGCAGGGGCCAAATTAGTTGGTTCTGTAAATGATGAAGTTCATATTGTCGTAACAGACGAAGATGGTCTATTCACAGGCACTAAAGGTGCTGTGTTAGAATCACACGCATTCCTATCATTAGGGTCAGATGCAAAAGACTCAACAGGTAATTCAAGTTATTATAAAGATGTGTTAGAGAGAGAATCTACACATATATGGTGGTCTGGTCATTCAACAGGGGTTTACGCTTCTGCTAATGAGACTAGAACATTACAACAGGCAGTTGGCGCTGCTTTCACTAGACCTTCTCTTCCTGAGAATTCATCACTAACAGGTGGTGCAGATGGAAGAAAAAATTCATCAGTCGCACAAAAAACCGCTGCTTGGGATACACATTTTGCAGATGCAGAAACAATAGATATCTCATTCTTAATAGTTGGTTCATCATTGAGTGACGCTGGAGCTGGTTCTGAGTCAGAAGTAGATACAATTGCAAATCATAATTCACTAGTAAACAGTGCAATACAACTTGCAGAGTTAAGAAAAGATTGTTTAGTAATTGCATCACCTAGAAAAACTTCAGTAGTTGGTGTCGCAAGTGAATCAACTCAATCAACAAATGTTAAGGCAGATTACACAAATTGTACATCTAGTTCTTACGCAGTATTCGACAGTGGTTGGACTTATCAATATGAGAAGTACAATGACAAATATTGTTGGATTCCTGCATGTGGACACACCGCAGGCATCATGGCAAGAAGTGACTTACTTCAAGACCCATGGTTCTCACCTGCTGGGTTCTCAAGAGGACAATACTTAGGTATCACTAAACTTGCTTTCAATCCGAAACAAGCATCTAGAGATGACCTATATCGTGCAAGAATTAATCCAATAGTCACATTCCCTGGACAAGGTACTGTACTATTTGGTGATAAGACTGCATTAACAAGTCCTAGTGCATTCGATAGAATCAATGTAAGAAGACTATTCATCGTATTAGAAAAGGCAATCGCTACTGCCGCTAAAGCTCAACTGTTTGAATTCAACGATTCATTCACAAGGGCTCAATTCCGTGCAAGTGTAGAACCTTTCTTAAGAGATGTGAAGAACAGAAGAGGTTTAGTAGACTTCTCAGTAGTTTGTGACGAAACAAACAATACAGATGCAGTTCAAGATAGAAACGAATTCGTTTGTTCAATATTCTTGAAACCTGCTAAATCAATCAACTACATAACTTTAAACTTTGTTGCCGCTAGAAGTGGTGTTCAGTTTGAAGAAATTTACGGCGCAGTATAAGGAGTAATTAGATGGCAAGTATAGACCAATTCAAAGCACAACTTTTAGGTGGTGGGCCAAGAGCTAACCGATTTAGAGTTTTTATACCTAGAACAGGTAACAAGATTGAATTTTTATGTCAATCAGCACAAATTCCCGCTGCTACATTAGGTGTTGTAGAACAACAGTTTAGAGGACATACACTGAAACTCGCAGGAGACAGGACATTCGAACCTTGGACAGTTACAATAATTAATGATGTGGAATTCTCTTCCAGAACAGCACTAGAGGGATGGCAAACAGACATCCAGTCACTAGACAGTGGTGAGGGACAAACAAATTTAGATTACCTAGTAGACAGAGCATTTGTCGAACAATTAAACAAAGACGATTCAGTCCTTGCAAGATACGAATTCTTTAATATGTTTCCCACCTCTATTGGTGCGATTGACTTATCTTACGAGACAGTTGATACATTGGAGACATTTGATGTTGAATTCCAGTACTCGCATTGGGAAAGAGTTCTTTAAAAATAAAGTGAATTTAACGCCTAAAAGGGTGTTATAAATATAGTTATGGATATTTTAGGATTTGAAATCACTCGTAAGAAAGACGAGTTAAGAACAACAGATGTGGCAAAGAAAAACGCCACATCTTTTGTCGCTCCGCAGGAAGATGATGGTACGCCCATTATCCAACAATCACCAGGCGGATACATATCAGGTGGGGCATATGGTTCCTATGTTGATATGGAAGGTGGTATTAAGAATGAGGTTGCACTCATTAGAAGATACCGAGAAACATCTCTCGTACCTGAGTGTGATATTGCTATCGAAGATATAGTAAATGAATGTATAGTTTCAGATACCCAAGATAGAGTAGTCTCGCTAGACTTAAGAGATGTAGATTTATCAGATGCAATTCAGAAGAAAATGCATGCTGAGTTTAGGGAAGTTCTTTCCCTAATGAAATTTCATCAAAATTCGCACGAGATATTCAGAAAATGGTATGTCGATGGTCGTATCTACTTCCACAAAATAGTAGATTCTAAGAGACCTCAGGCAGGCATGGTTGATATTAGAAATATTGACCCATTAAAAGTTAAGAAAGTTCGTAATGTCGAGAAAGAGAAAGATAATAAAACAAAAATCGATGTTATTAAGAGAGTTGAAGAATTTTATGTTTTCAACGACAAAGGATTTGATAAAGGTAGTGCCTCAGAAGGTGCTACAGTAAGAATTGCACCAGAGGCAATAAGTTATACTACTTCTGGTATGCTAGATTACACAAAGAATGTTGTAATCGGATACTTACATAAAGCATTGAAGACTGCAAATCAGTTATCAATGATGGAAGATGCACTTGTTATCTATAGGATTTCAAGAGCACCAGAAAGAAGAATATTCTATATTGATGTTGGTAACTTGCCAAAAGCAAAGGCAGAACAATATCTTGCAGATACTATGAACAAGTATAGAAACAAACTTGTTTATAATGCAGATACAGGCGAAGTTAAAGACGATAGACGCCATCAATCAATGTTAGAAGACTTCTGGTTACCTAGAAGAGAAGGTGGCAGAGGAACAGAGATTACGACTCTTCCAGGTGGACAAAACTTGGCTGAGATAGAAGATATAGAATACTTCAAGAAGAAGTTATATCGTTCTCTGAATGTTCCTACTTCAAGACTTGAGGCTGATAATGGTTTCAATATGGGTAGGGCATCTGAAATTAGTAGAGATGAACTTAAATTTAATAAGTTCACTAGTAGATTGCAAACTAAGTTTGCTAGACTATTTACTGATTTACTCAGAACACAATTGATTTTAAAGAACATTGTATCGGGTCCAGAATTTGATGCAATAAAAGATTTCATACATTATGATTTTGCGACAGATAATCACTTTCAAGAATTAAAAGAAGGTGAGATTATAAGAGAAAGATTAGATATTCTTTCACAGGCTGAGTCATTTATTGGTAAATATTTTTCTGATGATTATATCAGAAAGCATGTACTTCGTTTTACAGAAGAAGATATTTCTAGAATACAGAAAGAAATAGATTCAGAAGGACATGATAGTGAAGAAGAAGAAGGAGATGACTACTAATGTCAGAAATAGCTAAGAAAATAGTGGACCAAATAGAGTCCGGAAGATTACAAGATGCCCAGGATAGTATACATCAAGGTATCAAACAAAAGGCTGCTGACCAGGTCGACATGAAAAGAGTCGAAATGTCAGTTGATTGGACAAATGGCGAAAACTTGGGAACAGATAACGACTAGTCTTAATGAAGCGAAGTTTAAACTTCCCTCAGGACAGACTGAAGTTAAAAAGGCTACTGAAAAAGTAGGCGGTAAAACTCTGGACATAAGGTTTGGCGAAGATAAACGAGGCAAGATTCATGTTTATGTTAATACAGTCTCAATGGGAGACCCATACAAAAACATGAAAGAAGCTGAAAAAGAGATGAAGCATATAAAACAGGTAATGAAGCAAATGAATGAAGACGACATCTCATTAAAGGAAATTTTAGGAGTTATAAATGAAACTAATATCTGAATTTGTTGATTACGCAATTGAACCAGTAATCGTAGAAGAAAACGAGAAAGGTGAAAAAGAATATTTCATCGAAGGTGTATTCATGCAGGCTGATATTAAAAACAGAAATGGTCGTGTATACCCTAAAGAAGTCATGAAAAAAGAAGTAGACCGCTACTGTAAAGAGTTCGTTGAGAAAGGACGAGCATTCGGTGAGTTAGGACATCCTGACGGACCAACAATCAATTTAGATAAAGTATCTCACATGATAACAAAATTAGACGAAGATGGTTCTAATTTCATGGGAAGAGCAAAGATTTTAAGCACACCAAATGGGCAGATTGTAAAAAATCTAATCAATGACGGTGCAAAACTTGGCGTATCATCACGAGGTTTGGGTTCGCTCGAACAAAGAGGTGGTGCCCAATATGTTAAAGGCGATTTTCAACTTGCAACCGCAGCTGATATCGTTGCAGACCCCTCAGCACCTGAGGCCTTCGTTGAAGGAATCATGGAAGGTGTAGAATGGGTCTACGAGTCTGGTGTACTAAGAGCTCAAGATGTTGAAGTAATGCGTGATAATTTGCGTAATACCAAAATGAATAAACTCGAAGAAACTAAACTAAAAATGTGGAAAAAGTTCGTAGAGAACCTATAATATATAAATAAAAGAGTTAAGCTAAAACTCAAACAGGAGAAAAAAATGGCAGATTTAGAAAAATCCCTAGAACAAGCAATAGAAGAGGCTATGAAACAGCCTACTGATAAAGCTCAAAAAGGTGACTCAAAACCTGTTAAGCAAGGTTCATCCGATGCCGCCAAAATAGAAGGTGGAAAAGGTGAAGTCGTCAAACCAGAAGAAAATCCTGTTGGCAAAGCAGTTGCATCCGTTAAGAGCGCAGAGAAAGGAACCAAAGAAGTTAGTGGTGACCCACAACAGAAAGGTGAATCACCTGCCGAGAAGCAACCTAAGTTGAAGAATGTTAAAGAAGAGGAAGTATCCGAAACAATGGATAAACCTTCTAAGATGCAAACTATCAAGGCTATGGTCAACGCAATGAAGGATATGAGTAAATCAGATTTACAAGCAATGCATTCAAAAATGGATGTTGACAGTGAAGATGAAGACTCAAAAGAGGTTGACGAATCCTTGACTAAAGCAGAGATTGCGAGAAGCATCGTAGAATTCTTAAAGAGTTCAGACGAAGAAACAGTCGAAGAAACTTACAATTCAATTATTGAAGCTAAGAAAGAAGAAGAAGAAGACGAAGAAGATAAAGACGAAGATGAAGATGAAGATGAAAAGGATGTTAAAGAATCCTCAGACATCGATTCCGACCTCGTTGAGATGGAAATAGAAGACGACCTATCTAAAATCTCAGAAGCACTTGACCTATCAGAAGAAAATTCTGAGAAAGCAAGAGTTATCTTTAAGGCTGCAGTTACTTCTAAAGTGGCAGAAATAAAAGAAGAGTTAGAAACAACTTATTCAAATAATTTAAAAACCTCAGTAGAGATTGTCAAAGGCGACCTAACAGAAGCAGTTGATAAGTATCTATCGTATTGTGCAGAAGAGTGGACGAAAGAAAACGAACTTGCAATTGAAAGAGGTTTGAGGTCAGAAATGACAGATAACTTTATTGATGGACTTAAAACATTGTTCGTAGAACATTATGTTGAGATTCCAGAAGATAAATACAATGTTATTGATGAACTCGCAAATCGTCTTGATGAGATGGAAGACAAACTAGACACTGAAGTATCTAAAAATATGGATGTTGTCCAAGAAAACGACCAACTCAAAAGAGGCAATGTGATAATTGAGGCCTGTAAAGACCTTACCGAATCACAAACAGAGAAGATGAATTCACTTGCAGAAGGTGTAGATTTCATTAGTGCTGAAGACTTTAGTGATAAAGTTCAAGAATTAAAGAACGCTTACTTTCCAACAGACGAAAACATCGCTGAAGAAACTGTAGTAGAAGAAGGAACTGGTGATTTCTCAGAAGAGAATGAAGTCAGACTTGACCCTACAATGAACGCATATACTTCAGCAATTAGTAAACTAAAACCTTTGGGATAAACCTAAAGGTTATTAATAGGAAATAAAACAATGTTTTTATCAGAAAACTTACAAGAAAAGTGGAGCCCTATTCTAGAACACTCCGATTTACCTAAAATCGAAGACAACTACAAAAGAGCCGTCACAGCAGTAATTCTTGAGAACCAAGAGAAAGCCCTTAACGAAGATAGAGCTACTCTCTCAGAAGCTGCACCTATTAATGCTACTGGTTCTGCCATATCTAACTGGGATCCAATCCTAATTAGTTTAGTGCGTAGAGCTATGCCAAATCTCGTTGCTTACGACATTTGCGGTGTTCAACCGATGACTGGTCCTACAGGACTTATCTTTGCTATGAAAGCAAGATATCAAGATTACCCAACAAACAGCACAAGACTGAATCAGACTGAAGCTATGGGCGTAAACGAAGTACAAGATTCTTCAAGCGTCAAAGCAAAACAAGCTGGTCCTTTATATACTGCTAGAGAAGGTGATCCATTTGCTAGTTCAAGTGCGTACGCTAACGCAACTACAACTGGTATGAGCACAGCTACTTCAGAAGCATTAGGTGATTCAAGTACTAACCATTTCGCAGAAATGAGTTTTACAATTGAAAAATCTACTGTAACTGCTGTATCAAGAGCATTAAAAGCCGAATACACACTCGAACTTGCACAAGACTTAAAAGCTATCCACGGTCTTGACGCTGAGTCTGAGTTAGCAAACATCTTATCTTCAGAAATACTTGCTGAAATTAACAGAGAAGTAGTAAGAAGTGTAAATGTACAAGCAAAAACTGGTGCTACAGGCACTGCATCTGCTGGTACATTCAACTTAGATGTTGACGCTAACGGAAGATGGTCAGTTGAGAAGTTCAAAGGTTTGTTATTCCAAATCGAAAGAGAATCAAATGTAATCGCAAAAGAAACTCGTAGAGGTAAAGGTAACTTTATTCTATGTAGTTCTGATGTTGCATCTGCTCTTTCAATGGCAGGCGTATTAGATTACGCTCCAGCACTTTCAACTTCTTTGAATGTTGATGACACAGGCAATACATTTGCTGGTGTTCTTAACGGAAGAGTTAAAGTGTATATCGATCCATATGCTGGGTCTGATTACATGACAGTTGGTTATAGAGGTTCAAACCCATATGACGCTGGTATGTTCTATTGTCCGTATGTTCCATTACAAATGGTTCGTGCAGTTGGCGAGAACACATTCCAACCGAAAATTGGTTTCAAAACAAGATACGGAATGGTATCTAACCCATTCGTTGGTGCTACACCATCAAGTGGCCTTGCTTCCGCTGGAACAAACCAATACTACAGAAAGATTGCAGTTTCAAACATCCTGTAAACTTAGTAGTTTCGAATTTATTCGAATTAAAAAGGGACTTTCAGAGTCCCTTTTTTTTAGCGTACTAAATACTACTGTACAATAAAGTACAACACACACACGGAGAAAGTATGAACAATACACAACCTAAAAGTGGCTTTGAAATCAGAGCCGATTTACTTCAACAAAGTGAGAGTATACTCACTGGAAACATCTATAGAATGAATGATGCTATCGTTCAACATAACGATAATTTTCCAAACGATAAGAAACCATTAGGTGACCAATTCGTTTCCACGGAAGATGTTATTTCAACTGCAAGATTATTAAACGAATTTGTAAACGAGAAGTAAAACTTTAGGGGACTTCGGTCCCCTTTTTTGTAGACAATATTATGGAATTGTACACCGAGTCAGTATCACCTGATTTGACACATAGAATATATGCTGTTTATCGTAACTCAGATAATAATTATTTTGATGACGATAGACATCATGCAAGTTCTATAGGTCATTTTCTTTTGAGTAGTTATACTATAGAAGAAATGCAATTTGTTTGGTCTACATTGTTAGAAAATGAGAAATCATTTGCTCTAGATTACGAACCAGTTCTGTTTAGAGTATTAAAGTACACGCCAGGTTGTTATGTGCAACCTCATGAAGATGTCGCAAAATATGGCGATGAAACAGACCATAGTCTTATCATTCAATTGAATCCCACAAATGAGTTTAAAGGTGGTATTCCTACGGTTGCAGATAAAGAATATCGTATAGAACAAGGCGATGCCTTGATTTATCAATACGGAGAAAGACACGGAGTTACAGAAGTCACCGAAGGTGTTCGATATGTACTCAATGTGAGAATGAAGAAAATACATAAATAGTATTATGGGTATAAAAACAGATATAAACAAGTCAATACTAAACAGAAACAACTTTAGACTTCTGATAGATAAAGTTCCTACTGTAGAGTATTATGTCAGAACAGTAAACATACCAGGTGTTCAATTTGGTGAAACTGTTCAGTCAGCAGGTGTTGGTCTAGATGCATTCTTTCCAGGCGATAAGGCATCATTTGATACATTAGAAGTATCATTCTTAGTAGACGAAGACTTAGAAAACTTTGTTGAGATGTACAACTGGATAGACTCTATTGTACCTCTAAGTGACCCAAAACTATATGGCACATACACTGATACTGCTGTGACTAGAACAAATGTTCTCGCATCTATTGATAACGATAGAAATCAGTACTCAGATATAACACTAGTTATAAACACAAATAAAAATTTACCTAATAGATACATAAGATTTCATGATGCATTCCCTACATCGCTAGGGTCAATCGAATTGGAATCAGGCGCAGATGCCGAACCGGCAGTAGTCACTGTATCATTTAGATTTTCGTATTACGAGATAAAAACCACCTCGTAATTTACTACAAACTGTAGTATAATAGTATATTATGAACTTAGAACAATTGAAAGCAGAATGGGAAAAGGATTGTGAGATAGACGATATCGAACTTGATACGGCATCTTTACATGTACCCAAACTACACGCAAAATACTCAGACCTATTAACAAGTAAAATCTTACTGTTAAAAAAATACAACCAAGACTACAACGAACTACTTAAGTATAAGTGGATGTGGTTCAATGGCAAACTTGACGATGATATGATAAAAAAGTTTGGTTGGCAAACAGACCCATTTGATGGTCTAAAAATAATGAAAACAGACTTTAATTATTTCTTCAATTCTGATAAAGATTTAGTCGAATTACAAGCGAAGATTGACTATCTACAAGTCACCGTTGACTTTGTAAAGAGATGCATGGATAATATCACATGGAGACATCAAACAATTAAGAACACAATAGAATGGCGTAAATTCATGGCAGGACAATAATAATGAACTTAAGAAAATATGCAATGATATATCCTAGTTATCTATCTCAACATGAGTGTGATACAATACAAACTTTTTCTGAAAGATACGAAGAAGTTGTATCTGGTATAGGTCAAAAAAATAATGATGTAGATGCTGAAGAACTTCAAGAACACGGCCAGGTTGATGACAATATCAGACAATCAGATGTCAGATGGTTAATACATGAAGAGTTTCCACTTGAGATTGCACAAAAAATAGAAAAAGGAATCAACATGGCGTCAGCTGATGCTGGTTGGTTACATCAATGGGACTATGTAGAACATCATCAATACACGACATATAGACATAGACCAGATGCACGAGTAACTGGAGATTTCTATACATGGCATACAGATTCAAGCGATGAAGCACAATCAGACGGTGGCAAATACAGAAAGTTAAGTTCTACTATTCAATTATCACATCCAGACGAATATGAAGGTGGATTGTTTCAATGGTTAGAACCAAGAGGAATGTTTGATATGTTAAGAAACAATCAAAGTCTTCAGTCTGTTTGTGTTGATGAATATATTCAAACTGTTCCATTCAGTGGAAAAGAAAGAGGAAGTCTTATAGTATTTCCTTCTTTTGTACATCACCAAGTAACACCAGTTACCAGAGGGACTAGAATATCACTAGTTAGTTGGTTTCATGGTCATCCCTATGTCTAATCTAGTCACCGTCTCTAAAGTAGACGAGTGTTTTCTAAAAGTAAATTGTGACAAAGGTCTTGCAAGAGACTTATACGATTTCTTTTCATTTACTGTACCTGGCGCCAAGTTCATGCCGTCATACAAAAACAAATGGTGGGATGGTAAAGTAAGACTATTCTCTCTAAAAACTCAGAAGATATACATAGGTCTACTACCCTACATTGACGAGTTTTGTAGAGAAAGAGGATTCGATTTCGAGGGCGTAGAAGATGTCATCGGACACAAACATAAACTCAAAGATTGGAATGTAGAAGACTTAAACTTACCCTTTGCTCCTAGAGATTACCAACTCGAAGCATTCAAAGAGACAGTCAAGTATGGTAGACAACTTCTTTTGTCTCCTACGGCATCTGGCAAGTCTTTAATCATATATATGATAGCCAGATACTATAACATGAAAACAATTATAATTGTTCCTACTACATCACTAGTAGAACAAATGACAAAAGATTTTCAGGAGTATGGATATGATAAACAAGTATGTAAAATTTATAGTGGTCAACCTGTATTTCCTGCTGACATTACGGTTACTACATGGCAGAGTTTTGCTAAAGCACCTAAAGAGGTTATGCAATCGTTTGATGTAGTAATAGGAGATGAGGCACATCTATTCAAGGCACAAACACTCAAAGGTATATTAGAGAAGATGAAGACCACTGCAATTAGAGTTGGTCTTACAGGAACATTAGATGGTACAGAAGTTCATAGACTACAACTAGAAGGACTATTTGGTCCTGTTAAGAAAGTAGTATCTTCGGCACAACTTATGGAAGAAGGTACAATTGCTAATTTAAAAATTGATTGTGTCATACTCCGTCATACTAAACAGAAAAAAATGTCGTATCAAGATGAGATGGATTACTTAGTCGGCAATGATAGTAGGAACGAATTCATATGTAATCTAGTATATTCACTGAAAGGAAATACTCTAGTATTGTTTCAGTTTGTAGAGAAACATGGGGTTCTACTGCATAAGAAAATGTTTGAAAGATTAGATGATAAACTGCATTATGTATACGGTGGTACAGATGTAGAAGACAGAGAGAATGTAAGAGAAGTCGTAGAAAAGGCCAGTGATAATGTCATACTGGCGTCATACGGAACTTTTTCAACAGGAGTAAACATTAAGAAAATAGATAATGTTGTATTTGCAAGTCCCTCTAAATCTAGAATAAGAAATTTACAATCAATTGGTCGTGGTCTTCGTAAGGCAGAAGGCAAAACTGAGATGAGGTTATTTGATATTGCAGATGACCTACAATGTGAAAATCATACTTTAAATCACCTTAAAGAACGGATAAATATATATAACGAAGAAAGTTTTTCATATGAACTCAAACAATTTGACCTTAAATGACATCACCAATAGATTTAGTACCAAATAGATACGAAGTAATTAAACTCAAAGACGGAGCAGAAATAGTCGGAATGACTAAAGACTGTGGAGATTACTTAGAGATAACATTACCTATGATATGTCAGTTATCTATTGTACCAGGAACACCAAGAACAAATGCAGTGTTTTACCCTTACTCACCATTGAGTTCGGACGAGAGAGTTCAATTACCAAAATCACAAGTCGTTCATAGAAATTTAATGAACCCTCAGTTTATAGAATTTTATGATAATGCATCAAGCAAATGGTTCGAGATGATTGAGAACCAAAGTATACCTCTAATGACTAAACAAGACGAAAAGATTGCAGATAGAATGAGAGGTGCTCTAAATGAAATGATGAGTAAATACCAACACATAGATGATGCAACACTAGACAGAGCCTTAGAAGATTTAGAATTCGAAGATGATTTCGATGAAGATTATATAATCGACAAAAAGAAATTACATTAGGCTTTTGAAATGACTAAATAAGTGCGTATAACTTTGAGTTATATACATTTATCATTATAATTTATATATTTAAACTGGAGATACCATGTCAGCTGCAATCAGATTGATTCAGAAGAGCATGGTGGGACGATTCGAAGACCTGAAAGAAGTGCTACCTAGCATCATAGAAGCAATTGAGTTTACGACACTATTGACTCTTCCTGTTTTACTACCGTTTTTCATTATGTTTATGTCGAAAGGCATTGTATAGTGTCTAACAAGACTAAAACTAACTTACAAAACACAGCAGAGGTGGCAACACTTCTGTTCGTGTTCTGTATTTCAATAATAGGACTACTACCAAAGTGAAACTAGATTCATGGAAAAGACCGAAAGATGTTATATATTGCGAATACAGACAAGAAGACCTCAATTTTAACTCACTAAATATAGTAGAAGATGCAACTCCTGAAGAAGTTGATGAGTGGATGAACACTGATTACTTCATGAAAGGCGAATTCGATGTAATGAAATTGTTCGTTCTAGTTCCTGCATTGATTCAAGTTACAGTATTTTTTATGATGCTCTTTATGTTTTATGTCAATAGTCTCGTATTTTAGAAAAACGCTTAAACTCATGTTTGGGTTAGGCAAATCCGAAGACTTTGAGATAAGTATACTTAATATACTAATAATTGCGATATTATTAGGAATTATGTTTGTAGTAGGTAATGGATTACTCCTTATATGGATCCTGACCCTGGCGACATAATTAGTTTATCATGCTATTTGTATCCTCACAAGGGGGTTTTTAAATTAATTTTAATTTAATTAACCTAAAAAACCACTATCCCTACAACAACTAATCTAGTATAATAAGTACATCATGGCAAAAAACGCAAAACAACAAGAACACTATGTTAATAACAAAGAGTTCACAGCCGCAGTCGCCGAGTTTAACGAGAAAGTAAAGCTCGCCCAGGCAGAAGGTAAAACACCTCCACAAATGTCTAATTACATAGGAGAGTGCATCTATAAGATTGCTACTCGACTATCTACAAGACCAAATTTCATAAACTACACTTACAGAGACGAAATGATATGTGATGGCATAGAAAATTGCATTCAATATATCAAAAACTTTAATGTAGAAAAATCTAATAATGCATTCGCATATATTACTCAGATTTGTTACTATGCTTTCTTAAGAAGAATACAGAAAGAAAAGAAACAAGTCTATATCAAACAACAAGTCATATCAGACATAACACAAGAAACACTGGATTCCATTGATGGCGATACCACAGGTATGGTCAACACCAATGTAGAGTGGATGCAAGATAACATGAATCATGTTGCTTATGAACCACGCAAATCAAAACGAGAAAAAGTCAAAAAAGAAAAAGGTTTAGATAAATTTACTGAATGAAAATAGCGATACTTAACGATACACATGCTGGTGTTCGTGGTGATATGTTGGAAATGTCCAAATATCAAGGAAGATTCTACAAAGAGATATTCTTTCCATACCTAGACGAACACAACATAACACAAATCTTACACTTGGGTGATTACTTCGATAGACGAAAGTTTGTCAACTTTGTAACACTTGAAGCAAATAGAGAACACTTTATTAAACCTATGTTAGAGAGAAACATCTCTATGGATTTGATATTGGGTAATCATGATGTATATTACAAGAATACAAATACTGTAAATGCACCAGACTTACTACTATTTGAAAGTGATAATATCAATGTGATACATCATCCTATTGTAAAAGAATACGATGGAGTTAATCTTGCACTTGTACCTTGGATTAATAACGAGAACTATGCCGACAGTATAGATTTTCTATTGAGTGCAAATGCAGATACATGTATGGGTCACTTCGAGATAGAAGGTGCATTGATGATGCCTGGAATGACATGTCAACATGGTCTAGACCACACATATCTAAAACGATTCGATAAAGTTTATAGTGGTCATTTTCATCAAAAGTCGGAAGTAAAGAACATTAAGTATCTTGGTTCTCAAATGGAGTTCACATGGTCAGACTATGGTGATAACAAATACTTTCATATCTTTGATACAGATACAAGAGAGATGTTACCAGTACATAATCCATTAACGATGTTCGAGAAAGTCTTTTACGATGACAGTAAAGAGACATTTGAAACAATCAATAACAAAGACTATTCTAAGTACAAGGGTAAATTCTGTAAAGTAATAGTAGTAAACAAAGACAATCCATATTGGTTCGACTCAATGGTCGACAAACTTCATGCAGCCAATCCTTTGCATGTTGTCGTAGTTGATGACCATAAACATATGGACTTGATGGACGACAATGATATAGAAGGAGTAGAAGATACTCTTACCATACTAGAAAAGTATGTTGACGGTCTAGAAATACAAGGTCAGAAAAAACCCCTTCTGGAAATGATGACTTCGTTGTATAATGAAGCACTTGAAGAACATAATTATCTATGATTAATTTTAGCAAAATACGATACAAGAACTTGTTATCGTCTGGTAACACATTTACTAGTTTCGACCTAGACAGGTCGCAGACAACATTAATTGTTGGAGATAATGGTGCAGGTAAGTCTACACTATTAGATGCATTGTGTTTCGTGTTGTATGGCAAAGGTTTTCGTAATCTTAAAAAAGACTTATTGGTAAACTCTATCAATCAGAAAGACCTAGTAGTTGAGATAGAATTTACAGTTGGTAGAAAATCATACAAAGTTATTCGTGGTGCAAAACCAAATAAGTTTGAGTTATATGTCAATGGTACAATGCTCAATCAAGATGCAACAGTCAGAGATTATCAAGAACACTTAGAGAAGAACATTCTAAAGATGTCCTTTCGTTCATTCACTCAAGTTGCAGTATTGGGTTCGGCTAACTTTACTCCTTTCATGCAGTTAAAGTCAGTAGAGAGAAGAAGACTAGTAGAAGACCTACTCGACATATCTATATTCTCAACCATGCAAGACATTCTTAAGAAGAGAGTTACACAACACAATATAGATGTCAGAGAAACCAAACACAACATTGAACTATTAGAAGAAAGAATAAGTGGTCTCAATGAACAAGTAAATCTACTTTCAAAGTCTCGTGATAAGAAAGTAGAGAAGTATGAAAATACAATAAGAGAAACTCAGAGTAACATAGACTCCGTAATGGGTGTCATTAAACTAAATACTGAGGTGGTGAAAGAGAAGAGACATTCTATCTCAGACAGAGACCCACAAGGTGACAGATTAAAGCGGGCCTTAGACTTAGAAAGTAAACTAGAAGAGTCACAAAGAAAGGCACTTAAAGAAATAGAATTCTACAAAAACAATGATGATTGTCCAACTTGCAAACAGGGATTAGATGAACAGCATAAGAAGAAACACATTAAAGATAAATCAGATAAGGTCAGCGAGCTCAAGGCGGCGGTGCTTTCGATTAACGAAACAATCGATGCATCAAGAAATAGAATGGCAGAAATCAACGATGTCCTCGGAGACATCGAAGAAGTCCAAAGACAAATAGGTTTACATCAAACAGAGATTTTATCTAATCAAAAGTACATAGAGAAATTGAATCAGGAAATCAGTGACTTAAAGAGTGAAGTTAATTCTGAGACTGGTGTAAATGATAAACTCAGTAATGCTGAAGATGACCTAGATAAATTACATTCTAAGAAAGAAAGTCTTACAGATAGACAACATTACTTTGACCTTGCAACAACTTTACTCAGAGACCAAGGTGTAAGACAAAGAATAATTAAACAATATGTTCCTGTAATGAACAAGATGATTAACAAGTATCTTGCAAATTTAGAATTCTATGTTGGGTTTGAATTGAATGAATCATTCGAAGAGACAATCAAATCCAGATTTAGAGATGTATTTAAGTATGATAATTTCTCACAAGGAGAAAAGATGAGAATTGACCTTGCATTGTTGTTCACATGGAGAGCAGTCGCAAGAATCAAGAACTCAGTCAATACAAACATACTTATACTTGACGAGGTATTTGACTCCTCTTTAGATTCACAAGGTACAGATGACTTCTTGAAGTTACTGAACTCACTGAATGAGAAGACAAATGCATTTATTATCTCCCATAAAGGAGACCAACTATATGATAAGTTTGAAGAAGTGGTTCGATTTGAGAAACACAAGAATTTCAGCCGTATCGCAATTTCATAAATAAAACTATGTATCAATTAATAGAAGAAGCATCAAATGTATTAAGAACTCCACCTCCGGAGTTTGACTTTGAAAATCCACCAGAAGACCCAATTGAAATTGCCAAGAACATGGCAGAGGCAATGGACAAATTTGGGGGTTTAGGACTCTCATGTAATCAAGTTGGATTACCTTACAGAATGTTTGTCATGAGAACAATGCATGAGGGCGATAAAGAATCAAAAGTCATCGCATACTATAATCCTAAGTTGACACGAGTGTCACAAGATACAGACTTAATGAAAGAGGGGTGTTTATCGTTCCCAGACCTATTCTTAATGATTAAAAGGTCTAAAACGATAGAATTCACATATCAAGATGAAACCGGTGAAGAGAAGAGTGCAGTGCTAGAAGGCATTGGTGCAAGATGTGTTCAACATGAAATTGACCACTTGAATGGAATCTTATTTTTACAAAGGGCATCAAGATTAAAACTTGAGAGAGCTCAAAAGGCTCGAGTAAAAGAAAAAAAGAAAAGACTAGAATATGAAAGAAGAATCGCACTTGCAAAATACTTCCAAGAATTGCAGTCCTCCAAGGATGCTGAAATATCTAATGATGCCGGAGAGGTGTCAACAGATAATAGAGTTTCACAAGAGTCATAGACACTTACAAGCTGTAGGAGATGGGTCTGATTACTTTGGTATCAGACTTATGCACATTCACAATCCTGACATTAGACAATGGGTCTTTGAAGTCATGGTGGATTTAATTGGTGAAATAAGAAAAACATCTGACCAGATAGTATTTCCAGAAATGGTGGCAATCAATGAATGGCCAATTGGTGGTATTCAAGACCCACACCTAGACACCTATTCTAATCAACAATTCGAAGCCGGTACCCAAGAAACTCATCCTTCCAGAGAGTGGACTTGTATTCTATATCTAAACGATGACTTCAGAGGTGGCAGAACTTATGTGCCAGATGGAGAGACATATGAACCAGAGATGGGTTCAGGTCTACTATTTCAAGGAATCTACATACCTCATGGTGTAGAAAAAGTGAGAAGAAACTCACGACACACAATCTCATTATGGTTCACAACTGATTCGTCCAGAGTCATGCCCATATATCCAGTAAGAGACTTAAATCTCAACGAAGACAACATCCGACAACAACCTTAATTTATCTAGGGGTTGACAGCGACCCTCACTTTTTGTTACCATTATCCTATAATGAAAAAGGAGATAATATAATGCCAAAATTTAATGACCGAGTAGAGGTTGCAGGAAGACACTATTCTAGGTGGGGAATCACAGGTACATTCAGTACGACTAGAGATGCAGTCGAAAAATACAAAAATGATTTTATAATCGTAGAGGGCGTAGTTCGTTGGAAGTCCAATGACCAAATTCCTTTTGGTGATATGTTATTAGATTTTTGTGAAGCAAGTCTTATTAGTCCGAAACAAGTAAGAGTTTCTTCAGAAATTAGAGAAAAAGAAACTGATGAGTTTTGGGAAAGATTTGGACTTGGGGCCTAAAGGTTGACAATGACCTTCACTTTTTGATAGGATATAAACATGACAGAAAAACTTAAAAACCAAAAAGACTCACTCGCAAGATTAATGGCAACAGAAAATCTTACGATTGTACATAAAAAAATACCAACTGCATACTTTGATGTTAAGAATAGGATACTCGCTTGTCCTACTTTCAAAGATGACATTTCTCCAGAACTATATGACTTGTTCATGGGGCATGAAGTTGGCCATGCACTGAATACTCCTTACGAGGGACTTCATTCTACATTAGTTGAGAATAGAACTCTTAAGGGTTATCTTAATGTTGTCGAAGATGTAAGAATCGAGAAGGCAATCAAACAGAAGTATCAAGGGTTGAGAACTTCTTTCTTTAAGGCATACAATGAACTTATGGAAAAGAACTTCTTCGGCATCGAGGGTAGAGACTTACAAGAACTTGCATTGATTGACAAAATCAATTTGATTACTAAGTGTGGTTCTAGAGTCAACATCAAACTTAATTCTGAAGAACAAACATTCTTAGATATGGCAGAGGCATGTAAGACTTGGGAAGAAGTTGTCGCTTGTGCTAATTCAATCTATGAGTACTCTAAAGAAAACGAAGACAGAACTAAAGAAGACGAACAAATTTCTACTATGCAAATGCCTGATATTGAAGAGTCTGAAGAAGAAGACGAAGATGCAGAATCAAATCAGATGCCTGGTAACTATGACGAATCAGAAGAAGAGTCTGAAGAAGAAGACGAAGTATCAAAGGCTGACTCTGAAGTAGACGAGAAAGGCGAAGAGACTGATAACCAGATTAAAGAAGTTGGTTCTAAGGGTGGCAAGTTCGAAGGCGCCTATGACGAATTAGATGGTGCTAGAGAGTCAATCACCGAACACTTTGCACATAACAACGAAGATGACTTTGTTGACGAAAATGCAAACATAAAAACTAATGTTGACTTGAGAACTAAATTCAAGAATGCTGATATAGACTCTATGATTTACACTCACAAACAAGTTGCCACTGATTGGCAAGAATGGTTAGTCGCTGCTGATTGGGACAGACAAATTGCAGAAGATGACTACTACAATCAAGAACATAAAGATGAGGCACTTACTGAAAGAAGTCACACTATTATTCTTGGCAAACATTACAGAAAACATCTTCAAAACAAAAACAAAAAGATTGTTGCCCACATGGCAAAAGAGTTTGAGTTAAGACAAAATGCACATAGAAGTGCTAAGGCATATACAGGCACTAGTGGTGACCTTGATATGAATAGACTTGCTAAGTATCAGATTGTTGATGACATTTTCAAAAGAGTCACATACATTCCAGATGGCAAGAATCATGGTGTCAATGTTTTACTTGACTGGTCTGGTTCTATTCATAATGAGTGTGCCGACATGTTAGAACAATCAATTATACTTTCAGAGTTCTGTAGAAAAGTAAACATTCCTTACAGAGTGTATCTCTTCTCAGATTCTATTCAAAGACAAGACAGATATGACTACTCAAGTGGCACTGCAAAACTTGTCGAGATTATGACTAACGAAATGTCTAACAGAAAATACTCAGAGATTCTAGATTACTTATCTTGTATACTAGTTGGCAAAATGCATGATGAGCTTCAGCACTCATGGGGTGGTTCAACAAAGGCCGAGAAACTTGCTGAAGAATACAATGCGATATTCAGTTCAATTCAACAATGGGATCCTGCAACTTCATACTGGAGAGATTCAAGATTCTCAAGACATTGTTGTCCTGAGAATTACAGATTGGGTGGTACACCTCTTGACCATTGTTTAGTTGCTATGAGAAAATTCTTACCAGAGTTCAACAGACAGTATGGTATTGAGAAATCAATTCTAACAATCATCACCGATGGGTTCAGTTTCAGAAGTGACTTCTTTGACGAATCAGAAGCAGAGTCTACTGACTACAAGGCTCAGGCAGGCGATGACTACTGGTATTCTGCCAAGAGAGAGAGAAGTTTCATCGACCCATACATCAACAAGAACTTTCTTTACACAACTAATTCTGGTTATGGCAGAAACGACTTCGAGAAAACTCAGAACATATTAGAGTGGTTATCAGATACTTGCAATGTCACCGTGACAGGATACTTTGTTTTCACCAAGAAGAGAGACTTCCAGTCAATGGGTGAATACATCATACCAAACTTTTGGGCAGAAGTTGATGGGTTGTGGAAAGATATGAGAAAATCAGGTGTAGTAGTTGACACCAAGGGTTACAACAAATTGTTCTTGACCACTGCATCTAATCTTGCTACGACAGGCGATGACGAACTTGGCGAAGAGTTCATTGGTGCAAACAAAAACAGAGTGACTGCCGCTTTCAAAAGAAATCAGAAAGGCAAGTCAACATCAAGATTTCTAACTAACGAATTTATAAAGGAGATTGCATAATGGAAATGATAGGTACTATTAATATTGATAAATTTCAAGACGCCATACAACAGGTCGGTAAAGGACCTTGTGTAGAGTTTGATTGCCCTAGGCAAAGGGCTTGTGGCGAAGAAGAGGTTGAATGTAAGGCATTTAGGTTTTGGGTCAACAATGATTCATACACCACAATGAGAAAAGGTCAGAAGACTTCTATTGCAATTGACATGGAAAGATTACTAAAAGAAATTGAATAGGGTTGACAATGACCCTCACTTTTTGATAGGATAATAACTGATGAGAAATAAAACTACTTTAACGGAGACAAATTATGAGTAAGTGGACATACGACCCAACAGAGTCGATTAATATAGGGAATGCAAATTTCCACCTGACACCTGACAGGAAAGAATTTATTCAGGCATTAAAGGAAAAATATCCGAATCAATTGCAATTCACGAAAGAGCAATTCAATTCGTTAGGACATTTTCCATATTGGCTGAAGTCAAACAGGTATAACTTTAAAGATGGTTCAGTCTTTAATCTTCAACCTATTCTTGCTGTCGATAATAACGGCACGACTATTGCAGTTTCTAATAAACCAGAACCTCTTGCAGTTCCTCAGACCAAGAGGGTTCAACAGATGCCTGTTGCCGCTCAATCTGAGAGTGTGAATATCATGAGTGATGTCAAAATCATTCCTGAGAAGATGCCAAACTATGTGCCTTTTGGTCATGCTAAAGATGTTAAGAACATTCTTAAATCTAAGATATTCTTTCCTTTCTTTGTGACAGGTCTTTCAGGTAATGGTAAAACATTAATGATTGAACAAACTTGTGCTCAGTTGAAGAGAGAACTCTTCAGAGTCAATATCACTATTGAGACAGACGAAGACGACCTAATGGGTGGTCACACTTTGCAGAATGGTAACATCATCTTCAGAGAAGGTCCAGTTATCAAGGCAATGAGAAAAGGCGCTGTCTTACTTCTTGACGAAGTTGACTTAGGGTCTAACAAAATGATGTGTTTACAATCAGTTCTTGAGGGCAAAGGTTACTTAATCAAGAAAACTGGTGAGTGGGTTACACCGACTCCTGGTTTCACTGTTGTCGCAACTGCCAACACTAAGGGCCAAGGGTCTGAAGATGGCAAGTTCATTGGTACTCAAATCATGAATGAGGCGATGCTTGAAAGATTCGCTATCACAATGCAACAAGAATATCCACCAGTAACTACTGAGAGAAATATTCTAAAACAAGAAATGGCTTTGACTGGCGATGTTGACGATGACTTCGTTAAGAAACTAGTTGATTGGGCTGACATAATCAGAAAGACTTATTACGAAGGCGCCATTGATGATGTGATTACGACCAGAAGGTTAGTTCACATTGTTAGTGCTTACAAGATGTTTGGTGACAAACTAAAGGCGATTACAATGTGCATATCTAGATTTGACGAAGAAACTAGAAATGCTGTTCTTGACCTTTACACCAAAGTCGATGATGGTGTGCATTTAGAAAACCCTGTTGACGAAACAGACTCTTAAGAGTATAATACTAATATGGGTTTATTTACTAAGTCAAACAACAAAGTCCAACGAGGCATTGACTACAAATACAATGAGGGAGAACTTCTAAAAGAGTTCTCTCAATATGTAGATTCAACTTATGACCAACACTACAGTCTGAACAAGTATCAGGCAACTGAATTCATTATGGATGCAGGACACGGTGAAGGTTTTTGTATTGGGAATATTTTAAAGTATGCCCAACGATATGGCAAAAAGGGTGGGAAAAATCGTGCCGACCTTTTGAAAGTAATTCATTATGGGTTTCTTGCTTTAAATAATCACGATAAAAATGGAGACTAAGAAATGAAAATTTCAAGTGAAACAAAGGCGATACTAAAAAACTTCGCTACAATTAATTCAGGTATCAAAGTTGATTCAGGTAATCAACTTAAGACGATATCTAACATGAAGAATATTCTGGCTGTCGCTACGATACCAGAAACATTCGACAAGTCATTTAGTATCTACAATCTTGTAGAATTTCTAGGTGCAACTAGTCTATTAGAGAATCCAGAATTCAATTTCAATGATTCGTCATTGAGTATTGCTGATGCTGATACATCTCTAACTTACTTCTATGCCTCAGAGGGTATGGTCACTTCACCAGAGAAGATGATTACTATGCCAGATGCAGAGATTAATATAGAATTATCTTCTACACTTCTAACTGAATTGCAAAAGGCAGCTTCAGTATTGGGTGTTAATGATTTGATACTTACATCTGATGGGACTAAAATTCAGATGCAAGTAACTGATAAGAAGAATACAACTTCGAACACATTCAGTAGAACTGTTGGCGAAGGCAATGGTGACACATTCACCATGAATTTCAAGATTGAGAACTTGAAAGTTTTAGATGGCAACTACTCAGTTGCAGTATCCTCAAAAGGCATATCTCATTTCAATAATAAAGATTTGGCTTTAGAATACTTTATTGCTTTAGAACCAGATAGTTCTTACAGCGCTTAGCATAAATACTTATGTGTGAAACAGCGCCAGTCTCCGCTACTTTCATGGGAGTATTAGAATCTCATCATCAATGGTCTAATACACGAACACTCGGAGGGGTTTGTTCTTCTTAATTATGAATACAAATGAATTTTTATATGTAGAAAAGTATCGTCCTACTATCATTGCCGATACTATACTACCCAAAGGCGTTAAGAAAACATTCCGAGAGTTTGTTTCTAATAACGAGATACCAAATCTAATGCTTTGTGGTTCACAAGGTACAGGCAAAACAACGGTCGCTAAGGCACTCTGTAATGAGTTAGGAGCTGATTTCATTGTCATTAATGGCAGTGACGAGGGCCGTCTTATCGACACTTTGCGAACAAAGATTAAAAACTTCGCATCTACTGTATCTCTTCAAGGTGGCCCGAAAGTGGTCATACTTGATGAGGCAGATTATATATCTGCTGACTCAGTACAACCTGCATTGAGAAACTTCATAGAAGAGTTCTCAAGTAACTGTAGGTTTATCTTTACATGTAACTACAAGAATAGAATCATTGCACCTCTACATAGTAGATGTACTGTAATTGATTTCTCAATACCCAAGAACGAAAAACAAGCACTCGCAATGGGTGGTCTAGATAGACTAAAATCTATATGTGACAATGAGGGTATTAAGTATGATGAGAAGGTATTAGTAGAACTTATACTAAAGTTCTTTCCAGATTTCAGACGATGTATCAACGAAGTTCAACGATATGGTGCAAGTGGTGTAATCGATAGTGGTCTATTAGCGACATTATCAGAAGAAAAACTGACACCATTGATTGATATGATTGCAGGTAAAAACTGGGGCGCCATGAGAAAATGGGTCGCTCAAAATTCTGATAATGATTTCAATGGTTTATATCGTAAGATATTTGATGCACTCGAACAAAGATTAGAACCAAGTTCTATACCTGCAGCTGTTTTGTTCATCGCTGATTATCAATACAAGGCTGCATTCGCTATGGATTCAGAAATTAACTTCACCGCATGTCTCACCGAGATTATGTCCGAGTGCAAGTTTAAGTGATTGAATTATTAGTATGGAGTTTAATAGTAATTACATGGGCAACATATGGTATGCATGTAATAAAAGAGTTTGTGAGAAATCACATAGAATAGGAGACTGAAATGAAAGTAGAACCAATAATGAAAAAACCAACTAGATTCAGACGATTTGCATTTGCACTTGTGAATGCTTGGAGAAGAGTAATGGATGTGAAATATAATCCATTAAAATATATACCCGACCCAAGTTTACAGACTTACTTTATGTTAGTTTTGTTTACTGTATGGAGTGTATTCTTTGGGTTTCTGGCTGCAAACTACTTAGGGTTCTTTAATTACAATACTCTAATTAGTATCATCATACATATTGCAATACTATTACCATTAGCATTTACCAATGCAATCTTTGTTGATGCAGAGAGAGATGGACATAAATGGTTAAAAGAATGGACAGAAGAAAGAAACAGATATCGTATTGTCGCTAACAGACTCAGAACTAAAAACTTAGTTATGTGGAATCCAAACGAGGAAGCATAATGGGTAAATTAAGACAATGGTTAGCAAGATGGTTTGATTACCACTTAGAAAAAAGTCTACAAAGACATGCCGATAAAATATGGCGGGAAAGTAAAGATGACAGAACACAATAATATAGTAGAATTTCAAAGACAATTATTGGCCGCAGAAGAATGGTCGAGTAAAGTTAAGGGCATACATGCACATTCAATAAACTCTATGTGGTACGATGACAGACCACAAGATACTTCAGAAGGCAAGTGTGTTACCGATGTTGAATACAATAACGGCACAATTGAGAGAACTCAACAAGACGGAACTAAGCATATGTTTGGCACTGCTCTTACTGGTCAAGCCCTAGTTGATTCTATGAATAGAAACACTTAAGTGTCAAAACGAAATCCATTCGACTTCGTTAAGTCGGTCTCTTACGACAAAAAAGATATCATGGTTGATGATATCGAAGAGAAAGCATATCAACCATTCTTAATCAATAAGGCATTATCTTATCACCAAGATGCAGTCTTTCTAGTAAACGAGATGAATACACGGTTTGATACTGATAACCGTCTTCAATACTTGTTTTTCATAAATACTCTTAGAAAACGACAAAGATTTTCTAAATGGCATAAACCTTTCGAAAGTAAGAAGTTAGATACAGTGAAGCAGGCCTTCGGCGTATCCTCACAAAGGGCCAAAGAATATCTTGAGTTATTAAATGATAAACAGTATCGTGACTTGAAAGACAGTATGAAAATTGGTGGAAAGAATAATGGATGACTTATTAGAATCAGTAAAAGACTTAGTAGAAATAACATTTCCTGAAAAGGACGACTTCTTAAAGATAAGAGAAACACTATCTAGAATTGGTGTAGCGTCTCGAAAAGAGAAAGAACTCTTTCAGTCATGTCATATACTACACAAAAGAGGCAAGTATTACATTGTCCACTTCAAAGAGTTATTCAAACTCGATGGCAAACAAACAAACTTTGACGAATCAGATGTCGCTAGACGAAACACTATTGTCGATTTATTAAGACAATGGAACCTTGTCAAGGTACTTGACTCGAAGAGAATAGAAGAGCCTAGAGCGCCACTTTCTCAAATTAAGGTTATACCTTATAAAGAAAAGAACCAGTGGAAACTCACACAAAAATACTCTATAGGCACTAACATAAACTAAATACCCTTGTTATAAATCAATTAATAACAGGAGTATTATATGTTGGAATTTCTTCAATGGATAATTGCTTGGGTACAAGTGTTACCTTGGTTAGTAATGGGTGCATCTTTAGTTGCAGCTCTTACACCTACACCAGTTGATGATGGCATAGTCAAGAAAGCTTACAAAGTACTTGATTGGGTCGCATTAAATGTTGGAAAAGCAAAGGACTAAAAAGTTCTATAAAAACCCCCTTTACAAATTAGCGAAACTTCGATATACTGGAGACTCATAATTTCAATAGGAGTATATTATGGAATACGCAATTGCAATTGTAGTGTTATTTGTTATTGTTTACGCTTATCTCAATAGAGATGAAAGTGGTACTACAACTTCATCGGCTCCTGCTCCGGTTTCAAGACCAAGAGTAGTAAAGTCTAATGTTGCAGATAAAAACAATAATGGTGTTACATCTAAGGCTGAACTTAAGACATTAACTAAGGTTCAACTATTAGAACTTGCTGACAAACAATCACTGAAAGTTAAAAGAAGTGGTTCTAAAGCAGCTGTAATCAACGAGATACACTCGCAATTAAAGTAAGTCCTCACAAGGACACTTAAAGGGACTCATCTGAGTCCCTTTTTTTTAGCCTACATGAAAGTCTATTTGTATAAATAACAGTATGGAAGAGATTTTTAATCTAATAGGTGAAGTGGGTGCCCCAATTGCAGGTAGTCTGTTAATGGGCTTTTTCATCTTTATAGTCATCAAACAGATACTAGAAGGTGTAGTAGATTCAATAGCAACTCTAACAATATTTTGTGTTTCGCTAGAGAATCGTGCAAGAACCATGTCAAACGAAATGATTAAGATAGACCTGTTAGTTTCATCAGCGTTGGAATTAAGACCAGACATAGAACGCATCGCTAGAGCAGAAAATTTCATAGAAGACGAAAAACTAGATGTAAGGAGAGATTGATGGATATCGCTCAAATTATATCTGATTACGGATTCCCAATAGTCATGTCAGTGGGACTTGGCTATTTCATATATTACATTTGGTGGTTTGTAGGCGAAAAACTAGAACCCGAAATTGAAAAGATGCATTTTCAATTAATTAAAGTAATAGACCAAACAAGAATGTTAGACCAAGATTTGATAAGATTACAACAGAAAGTTGATGTAGTTTTAGAAATGAAGGAGAATATGAAAGTACAAAGGTTACAAGAAGAGGCGAAACGAAAATGAACAAATATCTACTTACATTAATACTACTCGGTGGAATACTTTTTATGAGCGCTCTAAGTGCTGATATAAAACACAAATTTAAGAACCCTAGTTTCAGTGGAATAGGTACAGCATCACATTACCTAACCGTTGAGAACCAAGAGTTCACAAGAAAAAAAGAAATAGAAGATGCACTTGAATCTGCTAGAAAGGCAGCTGAAAGGGCAGAAGATAATACAACCATGGCCAAATTTATTCGGAATCTAGAATCACGAATTTATGCACAAATGGCTAAACAATTAGTTGAGTCTATGTTTTCGAATGACGGTTCAGTTAGATTTGGTTCATTCAGTTTAGAGGGTAATGTTGTCACATATGAAGTGATAACTAACGAAGATGGTTCAGAATTTATACGAATGACAATTGTTGATTCCGATGGAACAGAAACAATTTTAGAAATACCAATCGGAACAGGAAACTTTGGACAAGACTCAGATGGCACTGGTTAAATATTTACTTACCGGCGTAATTTTACTATCTGGATGTGCATCTGTTCCAAAGTGGTCAGACAACCCAGCAGATTGTGCCTATGAGACAGGAAGATTTGATGAGGGTTTCGGCAGAGATGTTGTCACAGGTGTCGCAAAGGCTTGGTCTAGAAATTACATATGTGTGGAAAATGCTACTGTAGTTAATCTTCCTTCACATTTAGAACTACTTAATTTGCCTAAGGCAAAAGATAGACCTACTGTTGCAGTTTATAACTTTGTGGACAAAACAGGACAGAGAAAATCAGAAGATAATCTTGCATCATTCTCTACTGCTGTGACACAAGGTGCAACCGAAATGGTTATTGATGCACTTAAAACGGCAGGTAAAGGAACATGGTTCAGAGTTGTTGAAAGGTCTGGCATAGACAACTTGGTAAGAGAGAGACAAATTATTCGTTCTGCTAGACAAGACTTTGCTAAACAACAAGGCGAAGAGAAGTTTCAAAATTTACAACCCTTACTATTCGCAGGTATGATAATAGAGGGTGGTATAATAGGTTATGATTCCAATTTATTAACTGGTGGTCGAGGCGCAAGGACACTAGGAATTGGAGTTAGTAGACAGTATCGTCAAGATGCTGTCACGGTTAGTATGAGAGCTGTTTCAGTTCTAACAGGTGAAGTATTATTGAATGTCCAAACAAGAAAGACTATCCTTTCTTATGGTTCAGGCGGCGATGTATTCCGATTCATTGAAGAAGGAACACAATTGCTAGAGTTCGAGGACGGAGTGGGTAATAATGAGTCAGTGACATATGCAGTACGAACAGCTATCGAGGCTGCCGTACTGGAATTAATCTACCAAGGACATGATAGGGGTTTTTGGAAAATCGAGGAAAATCATAGACACCCACACAATAGTGATGGTGTAAATGATTTACACTCATTAAAAGGAGAAGAAGAAAATGAATAAAATTTTAAGTATTTTATTACTAATGTCGACACCATTCGTTTTCGCAGCTGCAACTGATGATAATGAGATTATGATAACACAAGTTGGTGATACTCTAAAATTATATGTTGACCAAGTTGGTTTTGGTAACAAAGTGGGATTGAACAACTTTTCAAGTGGTTCTGGTTCAAACATGACCATTACTGGTGTGACTTTGGATTTCAACATAGATATGATAGGTAACAAGAACTTGTTATTCGGACCTCTCGTTGCCGATACATCTAACTATACTTTATTGATGACTGGTGACTCTAACTCTATTGACTGGAACATAGGTTCTACAGGTAGTTCAGACGATTCAGATATCAATTTCAACATGACCGGCGATTCGAATACATTCGATTTAGACCAAGGTTCTGTTGCAAGTGCAGAGAGATTAAATGCGGATTTAGTTATCATCGGAAGTAGTAATGTTTTTGATGTTGATTGGGAATCAGATGATATCACATGGAATTTCGATGTGACTGGTTCTAGTTCTAATATCAACACATTGCAGAAAGATGGTTCACAAACACTTAATTTTGATTTTACAGGAGACAGCGCTGATGTTGATATCACTCAGATATCAGGCACATGTGCAGCTTCTGGCGGAGGGTGTGCAACACCTAATGCAAATGTCAATCTTAATGTAAATAGTGACAATGCGATTATTCAGATTACACAAAAAGATTCAAACAGCGATAGTTAGTTTCTTTTTACTATTCGCTGGTGGGTTCAGTTCTGCTGAACCCATTGGCGGTGTAATTGAATCTACAGGTGTTACATCTGTAAAAAGAGAGCAGGACAGAATTCTAACAGATGTCGGTACAGACATCAACATGTATGATGAAGCAGAGACTGCCAATGGTCGTATGCTCATACAATTCTTAGATAATGAAAAATTGAGTTTAACAGAAAACTCACTCGTTTACATAGACGAGGCATATTACGACCCCGACCCAAGTTTATCCAAAATGTCAATACGAATGGCACGAGGCACAGCACGATTCGCCTCGGGTGGTGGTTCAAGAATTAAAAAACAAAATGTAGATGTATCTACTCCTACAGCCAATATCACAATGAGAGGGACAGATTTTACAACCACCATTGATGAGTTGGGAAGGACTATGGTAATCTTACTTCCGGATGAAGAGACAGGTGAATCATCTGGAGAAATACTAGTTTATAATGACGGTGGTGAAACCGTTTTAAATCAACCATATCAGGCAACTACTGTTGCATCGTATGATTCACCACCAACTACAGCAGTCACGGTTCAAGGTATTACGCCGAATCTGATTGACAATATGTTTATCGTAAATCCACCTTCGGAAATACGACAGGCGATGGAAGAATCCTATCAAGATGAAAATTATGATGACCAGGGTTTATTAGATGTAGACTTCTTAGAGTTCAATGAACTTGAGGGAGATGCTTTGGCCGATACGACTGAAGATTTATCATTTTCAGAGTTGGACATAGATTATTTGGATGTGGATTTTTTACAAGACTTATTAGATGTTATAGAAGAATTAGAGAGAACCACGGTATCGTTAGGTTCCAGAGGTGGTTCAAGTACTGAATTAGCTGGGTTTGCACTTAAAGGTGCATCACCAGGTTTCAACAAAGATTCTCAGTTTAATGTTTTCGAACAAGACGGAGACCTAGTTTTCTTTCGTGATGTCCAAGGAGTCATAAATATAATTATAACAAGTGGTGGTTCGGGCATTGTAGATGCCGAAGTTCCAGGATATTCAGGTGTCATGACATTTGGAGATGGAGATGGAATTACAATTGTTATACGACAAGACTAAGGAGAGATTTATGAACATAAATATTGACTTTACTAAACTAAGACAATGGCATGAAAACATTACATGGGAAGTTGCCGATTTTTTTGGTTTAGATGAATATGAAATGTTATGGGTGTCATACACCGAGGGATTAATTTTAGGATTATTATTATGGTGGATTTTTTAAAAAGAACATTTATTGTAGGGGCATTTATTTTGATAAGTGGCCTTACTTTTGCTGACGACAATCATGTTCATGTCGAACAAGTAGCTAGTGGAGATAACTTAAATTTAAACATAACACAAATAGGTTATGATAACGAAATAAACTTCACTGTAGGACATTCTGGTAATGTATTCAACTTAATTCAAAACGGTAATGGAAATTACATTGGTTGGGTATCTTATTGGGGTTCAGGTAAAGCATGGGGTGGTGATATTGATGGAACAGATAATACTGAAAACATAGAACAATGGAATGGTGCAACATATGGCCGTCACATATTGGGAAATAATAATGAAGTAGATGTCTATCAGAATGGTTCACATACTCATTGGTTAGATATACATATAGATGATGCTGACCATGATGCACATCAATCTGGAACAGGAAGTCATTACGCACATACATATTACTATGGCACTCAAGACGGTTCTGTTGCTAGCATTATGCAGAAAGATACAGGAAGTCATAACGCACAAATAACACTTACAGGCAGTCAACCAACAACACTTAATTTATTACAACAAGGCGCAACCAATAAGTCTTACAATCTAACTCAAAATTGTATGACTGTTGGAGGGTGTACAGTATCGGTGACTCAAAGTGACTGAATGTCCAGAAGAGTATTATCATTGTCTCAGTGAAAACGAATATGAAGAGTGGATCACACTTCTAGAAGATAATGAATTAGAAATGCCTGAATCACTTGCACCATTAGGTGACGGTGAAGCTGCAGCTAACTTTGTTTGGAATGTTCTTTTCTTGTCACCAGTAGAATTATTCTATATCGGAATATCAATGTCCGTACTTGCATTCTATGGACTCTCTATATACTATATGTACAAAAAAATACAGAAGAAATTTTCATGAGTCAAGAACGAGTTATAAAAGAAGTCAACGAGTATCGTAAAAAGAAGAAACAACAACAATGGTCTCAAGCCTGGAATGTTATTCTTGCCACATCTTTGCTATTAGTATGTCTTTACATATTTTTCTTTGCGTGGCCAACAGTTGAACAAGTTTAGAAAATACAGATTAGTCGAGTGGAAAAAAGGTAATCTGATAGACATCTATGTATAATTGGAAAACAGTTTTAATAACCATAGTCGCCCTAGTGGGTATAAAGATATGGTCGCCCTATCTAATAGACAATGTTAGATGGTCTTACTTCGATGTTCTACATCAACAAAAAGAAAAGGTGATAGTAGATAACATTCTACTAGTCAACATCGATGAGAAGGCAATAGAGAAGTATGGTCAGTATCCTTTCCCTAGAAATATATACGCAGACACATTATGGGAAACTCATTTCTCAAACACTCATGTATTCAACATACTCTTTGCAGAGAAAGATAGATTTGGTGGAGATGAACTCTTTGCAGAGGCATTAGAAAACAGACTAACTATATTATCTTCATCGCCCACAATACAAAAAGAATCTGGTAATGCACCATTCGTAAACACCTCAGTATTTGGTGATGGTGATATACAAGACCATGTGTGGAACTTTCCAGGTCTAGTATCGCCAATCCCGGAACTACAAAACAGTGCTTGGGGCATGGGCGTGACAGTTGCCACACCACCTGTGGCGAATACACCTAATTTTGACGGAACAAACAGAGCGGTTCCGCTAGTCATCCAGGCAAATGGTCAATTATATCCAAGTTTAGGATTCGAAGTTCTCAGAGCATACTATGACCAACCCAATTATCAAACTAGGGTAACTGCTGATGCCGGTATTGAGTGGGTTAAAATGGGCAGAGATAAACCAATAGAGACCACATCAAGCGCTGACTTGATGGTATCGTATTGGAACGAATTCGAGTCTATCTCGTTCGCAGACTTAAGAGAATCTAATTTAGAGAATAAGATTCTAGTCTATGGATTAACCGCTGAGGGGTTATCTATTCCAGTTTCAACCCCAATGGGTGTAATGTATCCCCACGAAGTTCAAGCACACCTAATCCAAACCGTTTCGTCAGGAGTTCAAATACATGTATCCGACTATCTTGAATTCGTAGAAACCGTTCTTCTTCTGATAGTCCTTCTAGGAATACTGGTATCGGTCTACAGACTTCCCACAGCCTACTCGGCGATAGTTTCAGTAGGTTTCGTAGTACTTCAGGTGGGAGGGAGTTATTATATGTGGTCTTACAATCTCGTTCTTTTCGATATTTTCTGGTCATCGTTAAGCTCCGTTGTGGTTTTTGGTCATGCGTCCTTCAACAAATACTATGTAACTTTCCAAGAAAAGCAACAAATAAAGAAGCAGTTCCAAAAGTATTTATCTCCTGACATGATTGAGGAACTACAAAAAGACCCTTCTAAATTAAGATTAGGGGGAGATAGAAAAGAAATGACCTTCATGTTTATGGACATAATCGGATTCACTCCCATAAGCGAACACTACATGCAACAAGACAATCCGGAAGGTCTAGTAGAACTCATCAACAAGTTTTTAGACATGCAGACTAAGATAATTCTAAATAATAGTGGTACCATAGATAAGTATATGGGGGACTGCATAATGAGTTTTTGGAATGCACCACTTGATTGTGAAAACCACGCAGACCTTGCCGTAAAATCAGCACTAGAAGTTCTAGATGCAACAAAGGAATTAAATGAAGAACTTAAACCTCTTAACCTGCCTCCTATTAATGTGGGCATCGGTATCAGTTCAGGCGAATGCATCGTTGGAAACATGGGGTCAGAACTTAGATTTGACTATTCCGTCATTGGAGATGCCGTCAACCTTGGTGCTAGACTCGAAGGCCAAACAAGAAATTACGATGGGGTGGACTTGTTGTTATCGGAAAGAACTTATCAACTATGTCCAGACAGAGCATTCACTAAAGTTGATAGGATTACAGTTAAAGGAAAATCAGAACAAGTCACAATATACACTCCAGTCTGATACTGATAACCGTGACTGGTTGGTGTTTTATACCGTTCAGATACTAGATATACATTCTACCACACAAGGTCTAAAGTATAGTTGTATTTATGAAGCAAATCCACTTTTACCATCTGTTCCACATAGAGACCATCTCATATTACAAAAGGCAATCTTAATGCTTACAGTCTTCCGTCAAGAATATTGGCAAATGGAACAGATTAACGCATTGACTTTGTTTACTGGTGCAGTTGTTATAGAAAATAATAGAATAACTAATAAGGCAACTTGTCCTTTAAGATAAAACCACCTATACATAACATGAGTAATGTTGTATAATTGTTACAACAGGAGTAAATCATGCCAATCAAATTCGGACCAACAATAGTTACTAAAGACAGAAACACTGGAAAAGTAACGACAAAAACAAATTACATTAAAAACTTATCAGTTGATGAACTCATCAAAGCTTATAACAAACCAGTCATACCTAAACTTCGTCAGAAAGTTAAGAATGAAATTGTTAGAAGAAATAAAGAGAAGTTGATAATTGAATTCGGACCGAAAACCGCAGAGGTTTAAAAAACACTAAATAATTGTGTGACATTTATGTGACAAAAGAGTGAGTAGATGGCAACATCGAAGACCAAGTTCACGGATAGTCCACAACATAACAGGAGATAACAATGCAACATTACGCATCATTATCTGCCGAGTATCTAACAACCTTCGCAGATAAATTCGACAACATGATGAAGTCAGGCACATTACTGAATATACTTTCAAAAAACTGGTAACATCTGTTATAAATAATAGTGTAGAGAGTTCTAGGTAGAGACAATCTATAAGACTGAACAGAAGGTCTTCGTGTAGTCACATTAAATCCTAGATACTTCTACACGCCTAATGCCCAATTGGGGTTAGGAATATAAACTTGCTTAATAAAGGAGAAAACTATGACAAGTAAACAGCTCGGAGACTTCGATGTCTTCAATTTCGGGAAATCATTCCCATTCGCAATCGGGTTCGACAGAACTCTTCAACTATTAGAAAGGGCTAATCAGTCACCGACTAATACAAACTATCCACCTTACAATATTGTAAAACACGATGCAGAGAACTTCAGTATCGAACTTGCATTAGCTGGATTTGATAAGAAAGACATCACAATCTCAAAAGAGAAAGAGGTTCTTAATATCGAAGGTAAACAGAAGGAAGGGGAAAACCTTGAGTATGTCCATAGAGGACTTGCATCTCGTTCATTCAAAAGAACATTCACACTTGCAGACGATATAATCGTTAAAGGTGCAGATATGAAGAATGGTATTTTGAGTGTATCTTTAGAAAGGATTGTTCCCGAAGAAGATAAACCCCAAGAAATTAAGATTAAATAATTTCGAAAACCCCCTTGCAAATTGGGCACTGATTTAGTATAATAAATGAGTGCGGAGATAGTTTACTAGAAAAACGGTCTAATACCATTAGACAGACGAGAGTGCAAATCTTTCTCTCCGCTCCAATTTTTTTACGGAGAACAATATGTCATACCCTTATAATAACGGAATGCTAACAGTTGGGGACGAATTCCCACCTTTTGAATTACAAGGAGTTAATCCCAGTAATGAACTTGTATCAGTCTCAGTAGAAGGTAGTTACACGCCACATAAACATGATTGGTCAGTAATCTATTTCTATCCTAAAGACTTTACATTCATTTGTCCTACAGAAATTTCTGCAATGGATATTTTAGTAGACGAAGCCAATGTCATTGGTATTAGTGGTGACAATGAGTTTTGTAAACTTGCATGGAAAAACGACAATGATTTGATAGGTAATATCAGACACCCATTGGCCGCAGATTGTGGGTTGTATCTTTCAGAAGAACTCGGTATTGTAAATCAACGAGAAGGTGTTTGCTATAGGGCAACATTTATTATTGATAAAGACCGTGTAATTCAACATGTATCAGTGAACGCATTAGATACAGGTAGAAATGCAGACGAAGTGTTAAGAACTCTTCAGGCACTTAAGGCAGGCGGACTAACTGGTTGCTCTTGGTCACCAGAAGATGACTTCGTAGCATAATACAAAAACTCACTAGACAGGAACCCAAGTTCATCGTATAATGGACTTGGGTTTTTTATTATGTTAATACTTTCAAAACAAGATGCTGAATATGTAGGTCAAATTTTTATTGACTACTATTCTAATTTCGATAGAATCGATGACTATTTACGCAAGGTTAAACTTGAGAAAATGGCAGAGAGACCTGCGTCCTTATTTGGCATGGGTCCAGAAGATGATATGTTTCAAGACTTTACTATGCACCCAAATGATATGGACTTCGTGTGTAGAGAAATGCCAATCTATGATGATTACATTGACATAGTTGCATCTCAAATGATACAAAAGTCTATACCAGGCAAAACTCTAAAGTGGGTAGTTTATGAAAAGAATACGAATAAGATTGTTGGATTTATTAGATTTGGCAGTCCTACTATTAATAGTAAACCTCGTAACGAGTTCTTAGGCAAACCTCTAAATACAACAGACAAAGATACAATGAAGAGATTCAATGATTCTACAATCATGGGTTTCAATATCATACCAACTCAACCATTTGGTTTTAATTATCTAGGTGGTAAACTTCTTGCCGCCATTTGCACTTCGCATTACGCCAGAAGAGCATTGAACAAGAAGTACAATACAAACTATTGTATGTTTGAAACTACATCGTTATATGGTTCAAGCAAATCATCATCAATGTATGACGGCATGAAACCTTATCTAAAATTCATTGGTCTAACTGATTCAGATTTTGTACCTAGTATCAATGATGATAAGTATCATCATTTAAAAGATTGGTTCGAAAACAAAAACAGTGGCGTACCTTTAGTAGATGCAGAGGCGTCAAGTAGAAAGTTGAAGACTCAAAGTAAGATGATATCTATTATAAGAAACTCACTAGCGATGGCAAATAGTGAAATGTATGAACCATTCAAACAATGTTTTATAGATGCCAAGAATCTTACAGAAAGAAAGAGACAATACTTAGGTACATATGGTTATGCAAATGTAAAAGAGTATATGAACTCAGAGACAGATACCCTAGTGAAGAATGTAAACTTTGACAGATTTGAATTAGACAATGTTTATACATGGTGGAAAAAGATGGCAACTAAAAGATATGAAAATCTCCAGAGAGATGGTAGATTAAGAACTGAACTAGAAGTTTGGTCAAAGAATTCAAACATAGATATTATAAGATGAAGAACATAAGAGAACAAGAAACTACTGATAACCATTTAGAACTAATAGAAAGAATAGACAAACTATTAATGGTCGTTTATCTGATAAGTGAAGACTTAAAAGAAGTCAAGGCAAAACAACAGAGGCAGATAGAAAGAAGTGGGTACTAAGATAGGGTTTACATGTGGTGCTTGGGACTTATTACACGCAGGTCATGTAGTCATGTTAAAACAGGCAAGACAGAATTGTGACTATTTAATTGTCGGACTTCAGACTGACCCAAGTATCGATAGACAAGAAAAAAATCAACCAGTGCAATCTGTATACGAGAGATTCGTTCAAGTTTCTGCTTTAAGAGATGTAGACGAAGTTGTACCATACGATACTGAACAAAGTTTAATTGACTTACTAGAATCAACATCTATAGATGTTAGATTTATAGGTGAGGATTATAAAGATAAATCTTTCACAGGCGATTACTTGCCTATAAAGATTTTTTACACAAATAGAAAACACTCATTTAGTTCGAGTGGTTTAAGAGAGAGGGTTACACAATCATGAATATAACAATAGCAAGACTTCGTTCAAATGTAAAGTACTTAGGTCCATTAGAAACTGTACTAGATAGTTTCTTTGAGAATTACATAAAATGGATGAGAGACCATCCAGAACATAACTATGATACTTACAATGTATCATTTGAAAACAAAAGACCTAAGAGAACGCCAGAGACTATTGAATGGGCAGATTGCATTGTTATACCAAGTGACTCAGAGTTTAGATATCATGGCGAATTGCAGATGAACCCTAAAGACCTTGCAACATCAAATGAACATATGGCAAAGATTGTACCTCATTTTGAAGGTAAACATGTCATCATGTTCTGTAGTGATAGAGCAGATACAGAAGAGTTATATGTCAACGAAGTATTTAAGGGTATCAATTTAAAATCATTCACTAAAATCGATGAGATAGATTTCAGTGGTAACATTCACGGCATGAAGTATCACTTTATAAATACTTTAAAAAACCCATTGGCAGAAATGGTTGGGTCATCTAAGACTCACGACTTTGGATATTGGGGTCGTATGAAACATGGCCACGATAGAGAGAAGACAATTCGCCAAATTTATCGTAGTGACCTTTCATGCCAACTTATTGGTGGTATGCCATCTGGTGTAGAAAGAAAGTCTAAATGGATTAAAGATTGGAAAGTTCTTTATCCTCTCTTAGAGGGTTGCAGAGAAACATTATGTTTCAACTGGTTAGATGAAACTGCAACAACATCTAGATATGTAGAGGCACTTGCAATTGGTATCGTACCACTAGTATGGAGAAATTACGATTGTAACAATACATACAGAATAAATAAGTGGCAGAGATGTTATACTTTTGAAGAGTTCTTAGAGAAGTCTTTAGAGTTAAGAGATGACTCATTTAGAGAAGCGAAACTAGAAGAGTATAGAAATAACTATGCAGAAGTGCATCTAACAGAAGAAGGTTATTACAAAGAATTCGCAAGGAGAATGGACAATGCTTTTTAAAGAAGTTTATCAAGTTGTAGAGAACCCACATGAAGCCGATGCAGGTATAGAACTTCTATCTGGTGAGTGGCAGGGTTTAGTATTTCAGTTTGGTGATGTTCAATTCGAAGACGGCAAACCTCAAATGAACTTCAAAAGAACTATAAGAAGAATGCCGGAAAGTGTAGAAGGTACGGAGGAGAACATTCAAGAATTACTAAATAATGGTGAATTAAATAAACTCATGGGTGACATTCTAGTAGAACTAATCCAAGAACAAATCAAAAGAGAAGAGGAAACAAAAAATGGCAAGAATAAATCTAAAATTTCATAAAATGGAAGGCGACCCAGAAATTAAAGTAGGTTATTACTTTAATTGTGAAGAAGGTGATAGAGCAGAATTTCAGGCAGCAAAAGAAAGCGAAGGCTTTACATTTGATGAACTAAAGGATCCAGATTTTACTAATGCAGTAGAAGACGATTCATAAGGAATAAATCATGAATAAAGATGTTTTAAAAGAACAAATCAAAAGACATGAGGGCGAAGTGCTTGAAGTCTATGCAGACTCATTAGGGTATCTAACACTAGGTGTTGGGCATCTTATCAGAGAAGATGATGCAGAGTTTGGAGAACCAGCAGGAACTCCAGTCAGTCAAGATACTGTTGACCGTTATTACGAAGCAGATTTTGACAAACATGTTGATGAAACTATACATCTATTTGAATCAAAGGGTGGAGAAGACTTCTATAGTCTACCAGAAGATATTCAACATGTACTAGTCAATATGACATTCAACTTAGGTGGAAGTCGTTTTGGTAAATTCAATAACATGTGGAAAGGAGTCATCTCAGAAGATTGGGATACAGTCGCAGTTGAAATGGAAGACTCAAAATGGTTTGGTCAAGTTGGCCGCCGTTCAGTTGAATTACAGGAAATGGTAAGAAATGCGTAGAGTAAGATGTATCAGACTTGACACAGGGGAAGTGCTAATAGGTTTCGTAGAACGAAAGTGGAATGGTGATTATGTCATTAGTGAAGCTCAAGTATGCCTAATGGAAGTAAAAGAAGGAACTATGGAAGTCAACATGGCACCATGGATACCATTTGCTAAAGAGTACACATTTACAATCAACGCAGGTCTTATACAGACTGTATTTGATGCGAAACCACAACTAGAAACTAATTTCAAAGTTTCAACAGGTAATAACTTCCAACAGAGGGGCAAAGTCGCTAAGTAATATGGCAGATGTATTAAGAGCCCTAGAAAAAAAATACGAAGGTGACATTGCAGTTCACACTACAAATATCCAAGTATATCAAGAAAACCCAGCAGGTATTGGAGAACACTCAGACATAGTTCAAACACTAGACTTAGAGGTTGCTAAACTTGCTGATGCAAAAGACAAACTAAACGCAATAAAAGAATTATTGCATCCAACAAGAAAAACCCTTGTAGAATAACCAAAACTGTAGTATACTTACAGTATGGATTTTTACACAAATGTATGTCGCACTCGTGACAAAATATTAGCGATTGGTTACCAGAACGGAAAGAAACAAAAACTTTCCGTTTCTTATCGTCCCAATCATTTCATTCCCTCAAAGAAAAGTTCAACGCCTTACAAAGCACTTGACGGCAGACCACTAGATGTAGTCAATCTTGACTCTATGGGTGGGGCAAGAAAGTTCAAAGAGAAGTATCAAGGCATAGATGGTTTCGAAGTACATGGTTACGATAGATATGTTTATACTTACATATCTGATAAGTTTCCTGGCAAGATAGACTTTGACCCAAAAGTTATCAAAATCGCTACACTCGATATAGAGTGTGAGTCTGAAAATGGTTTTCCAGAACCAGGCGAAGCGATAGAAAAAGTCAACGCAATCTCAATCAAACCATTCGGTAAGTCTTGTGTTGTATTTGGTTTAGGTGAATGGGAAACAGAATCAGATGTAATCTATTTCAACTGCCGTAACGAGGCACATCTACTAACAGAGTTTATCAAGTACTGGCGCCAAGAATGGTTCGATATCATTACTGGTTGGAATGTAGATGCATTTGATATGACCTATCTTTGCAATCGTATTGATAGACTTTTTGGTGAAGATGCACATAAGAAATTATCACCATGGGGTATGTCTTCAAGTAGAGAGTTTCTACAGAATGGTTATCAGAAGACTCAGATATTTGATTTGTACGGCGTCAACATAGTTGATTACTTAGAACTGTATCGTAAGTCTACTTTTCACAATCAAGAATCATACAAACTAGATTACATTGCTCACTTCGAGTTGGGTAAGAAGAAACTAGATTATTCAGAGTATGGTTCATTACACACCTTATACAAAAACAACTATGCCAAGTTCTTAGAATACAATGTCAAAGATGTTGTTCTCGTAGAAGAACTAGAAGACAAACTAGGGTTCTTAGACTTGACTCAGGCAATGGCATATGATGCCAAGTGTAATTACACCGACACATTCGGTATGGTTAAGTATTGGGAAACAATCATCTACAACTTCTTAAAAGAACAAGGAGTTCAAACGCCACCTCAGAAAAGACATGAGAACAAGACCAATCAGATTGCAGGTGCATATGTAAAAGAACCAATCACTGGTGGCCACAATTGGGTTATGTCATTCGACTTGAACTCATTGTATCCTCATTTGATTATGCAGTGGAATATCTCACCAGAGAAAATGATTAAAGGTCATAGACAAGATGTTAATGTAGATTTAATGTTGCATAAGAAAGTAGATTTGTCTGTTGCAAAAGAGATGAACGCTACAGTTGCACCCAATGGTGTAATGTTTACAAGAGAAAAACAAGGTTTCTTTCCAGAGATTATGGAAGTCATGTATGACGAGCGTAAAGCCTGGAAGAAAAAGATGATTGAGTATCAGAAAGAAAAAGAAAAAGAACGAGACCCTAAACGAATTGCAGAACTCGATACTCTTATTAAGAGGGCATACAACAATCAACAAGTAAGAAAGATTGCATTGAACTCTGCTTATGGTTCTATGGCGAATCAATGGTTCGCATTCTTTGACCCAAATCTTGCAGAGGCAATTACTTACTCAGGTCAGTTAGTTATCAAATGGTCAGAGAAGATAGTCAATGAATATCTAAACAAGATACTCAAAACAGATAACGAAGATTATGTTATCGCAATGGACACTGATTCAATCTATCTAACAATGGATAAATTTGTAGAAACAGTAATGCCAGGTGAAACAGATAAAAACAAGATATGTGATTTCTTATCTAAGGCAGAGTCTAAGATTGAAGATGTATTAGATGCAGGTTTCGAAGACCTTGCAGAATACACCAACGCATATCAACAGAAAATGGAAATGGGTCGTGAAGTAATTGCAGATAGAGGTATCTGGACTGCAAAGAAAAGATACATTCTAAATGTATATGACAATGAGGGTGTGAGACTAGACGAACCTAAACTCAAACTTATGGGCATTGAGACTGCAAAGTCATCAACGCCGTTATGGGTGAGACGAAAATTAGAAAAAGCAATCAGAATTGTCATGCGTGGTGATGAACAGCAGTTATGGGACTTTGTAGAAACTGCAAGAAAAGAATTCAGAGAATTACCTCCAGAAGATGTTGCATTCCCTAGAGGGTGTAAAGGTATGATTCAGTATGCAGACCCTACACACATCTATGGCAAAGGCACACCAATTCATGTCAGAGGTTCATTGTTGTTCAATCATAGACTCAAAGAAATGAATCTACTTAAACGATACGAACCTATTAGAAATGGTGAGAAGATACATTTCACATACCTTACTATGCCAAACCCTATCAATGAGAATGTGATATCATTTACTAACTCATTGCCGAAAGAGTTTGATTTACATAGATTTGTAGATTACGATTTACAGTTTGACAAATCATTTATAGACCCATTACGCAATATAATTCAGTTAATTAACTGGAATGTAGAGCCAGTCGCAAGTTTAGACTCCTTTTTTGGATAAATAAACATGTGTATGAAGAACTTAAAGAGATTATAAAACGACTAGAGAGCCTTGAAGAAGACTCTCATCCTTCTATTGGTCTTTGTGAGTTTGATGGATATAAAGATTTAGTTAAACGAATAGAAATAATAGAAAATGTACTCAAAAAAAGTAGTTGATAGATTCGAGGCAGTGTTAAACGCACCTGAACAGTTTTCAGTAGGGAGTTTCGACCCGAAGGATCCTAATGTTGCAACAGGATTATCTGGTGCTCCTGCATGTGGCGATGTCATGAAACTACAACTCAAACTTAATGAAGATAGAGTGATTACAGATGTCAAATTTAAAACCTACGGATGTGGTTCAGCAATTGCATCAAGTTCAATGTTCGTTGACTTACTTACAGGGAAAACGATTGACGAAGCAAAACTCATTAAAGATAAAGAGATTGCAGATGCGCTTGAATTACCTCCTATCAAACTACACTGTTCCGTACTCGCAGAGGACTCAATCAGAAGAGCAATTCTAGATTGGGAAAGCAAATCAGGAGAGAACAATGGCAGAACAGAATAATTACAGATATACAGTAAATGTAGTGAAGGTTGTCGATGGAGATACAGTAGATGTAGATATCGATTTAGGGTTTGGTATGGTATACAAGAAACAGAGAGTTAGAATGCTGGGCATCGATACTCCTGAAAGCCGTACAAGAGACTTAGTAGAAAAGAAATTTGGTAAAGCATCAAAGAAACATCTTAAAAGTATTATAGAAAACGCTGAGTCAATTGAACTAGTATCACACGACAAAGGAAAGTTTGGAAGAATCTTGGGTGACTTATTCATAGGAAATAGTCATTACTCAATCAACCAACAAATGATTGATGAAAATCATGCAGTCGCATATACAGGTGGTAATAAAGAAGAGACTCAAGCTGAACATATGGCAAATAGATTAGTAGTAATAGAAAGGGGTGAGGTTGTGTTAGAAACACAATCAGAGTTAGAACTATGATAATCCAGGTAATGGATGTATTCTACATAATCATGATTGCTATAATCTTTGGTTTCATAATTCATTTAGAAACTCAATCTAAAATAATATTAGAAATTCTTAGGGCAAACAATGATTACAAATCTTGTCGTGAAGAGTTAGAAGATTTAGAAAACCAACTAGACAAATAGAACATCTTTTAGTATACTAGACTAGTATATTAATAATATATTATGGAGAAGTGAAATGAATTTTATTAAAGATTTAGTCAAAGCATCTGGCAATGAATACGCAGGCATAGTGTCTGATGGTATCAACGCTGGTGATGTAGACTCGTTTGTAGATAGTGGGTCTTACATCTTTAACGCTTTGCTTAGTGGGTCACTATATGGCGGCCTTCCTAAAAACAAAATCACCGCAATCGCAGGTGAATCAGCAACAGGTAAAACTTTCTTTGCATTGGGAATGGTAAAACAATTCCTAGAAGATAATCCTGATTCTGCTGTTATCTATTTTGAATCAGAATCAGCAATCAGTAAATCAATGATTGAAGATAGAGGAATTGATTCAGACAGAATTGTTATCGTGCCTGTGGTAACAGTACAAGAATTTAGAAACCAGGCAATCAATATTCTTGACAAGTACTTAGAAACACCAGAGGCCGAAAGACCTCCGATGATGTTCTGTTTAGACTCACTTGGTATGTTATCAACTACCAAAGAGATACAAGATACTGCTGACGGAAAAGAAACGAAAGACATGACTCGTGCCCAAATCACAAAGGGTGCATTTAGAGTATTAACTCTTAAACTAGGTCGTGCAGGAGTGCCGATGATAGTCACAAATCACACATACGATGTGATTGGTTCTATGTTTCCTCAGAAAGAAATGGGTGGGGGTAGTGGTCTCAAGTATGCCGCTAGTTCAATCATCTATCTTTCTAAGAGAAAAGAGAAAGAAGGAACTGAAGTTGTGGGCAACATCATTCACTGTAAAAATGCCAAGTCAAGACTTACTGTAGAGAACAGAATGGTCGATGTCAGATTGACATATGATAAAGGTCTAGATAGATATTATGGTCTATTAGATATGGCACTTGCAAGTGGTGTATTTCAGAAGTCAAGCACAAGGGTGTTGTTACCCAATGGCAAAACCGAGTTTGGTAAAACCATTAACAACAATCCCGAAAAGTATTTCACTACAGATGTAATGGAAAGACTAGAAAAAGTCGCAAACAATTATTTTAAGTATGGTAGCAATGAGAGTAGAACAGACAATCCTGAAGAACCTGATTCAGAGTGAACAGTATACACGAAAAGTAATACCTTTTCTAAAACCTGAATACTTTGCAGACTCATCTGAGCAGTTGGTATACACCGAGATAAAATCTTATTTCGAAAAGTATATCAAGAGCCCAACCCTCGAAGCACTTCTCATAAATCTAGACAATAATACATCTCATTCAGAGGGTATTATTGACGGTTGCAAAGAGATGTTGGGCTCAATGCCAGTTGAAGACACGCCATTTGATTGGCTTGTCGATGAGACAGAGAAGTGGTGCAAAGATAGAGCAATCTATATTGCAGTCATGGACTCTATTGAAGTCATTGACCAAAAGTCTCAGAGGTCTACTGGTGAAATACCAGAACTATTAAAAGATGCATTATCAGTTTCATTTGACCAACACATTGGTCATGATGTATTAGAAGATGCAGAAGAGAGGTGGGAGTTCTACAATACAGAAGAAGAGAAACTTCCGTTCGACTTAGAATACTTCAACAAGATTACTAAAGGTGGTTTGCCAAACAAGACATTAAACATTTGTCTTGCAGGTACTGGTGTTGGTAAATCTTTGTTCATGTGTCACATGGCTGCAAGTGCTTTGATGATGAACAAGAGTGTTCTTTATATTACACTTGAGATGTCAGAAGAAAGAATTGCAGAGAGAATTGATGCAAACATCATGAATGTTCCTATGCAAGATTTACCAGAGATGTCTAAGAAAGAGTATGGCAAGAAGATTGGCAGACTCAAATCCAAGACTCAAGGTAGACTTATTGTAAAAGAATATCCTACTGCATCTGCTCACGCAGGTCACTTCAGACATCTATTACAAGAACTTGAAATCAAGAAAGACTTTAGACCAGATATCATATTCATTGACTATCTAAACATATGTGCATCTCAGAGAATTAGACCAGGTGCTGGTGCAAACTCTTATACATTAGTTAAGAGTATTGCAGAAGAACTTAGAGGTGTTGCAGTTGAATACGATGTGCCTATCATGAGTGCAACTCAGACTACAAGAAGTGGTTTTGGTTCTACAGATGTTGGTCTAGAAGATACATCTGAATCATTTGGGTTACCTGCAACTGCTGACTTAATGTTTGCACTGATTACATCTGAAGAACTAGAAGAGTTAGACCAACTCGTAGTGAAACAGTTGAAGAACAGATACAATGACCCAACAATCTTTAAGAGATTTGTTATTGGTGTCGATAGGGCAAGAATGAAACTCTATGATGTCGAACAAGAAGCACAAGAAGAACTAGTAGATGGTGAAATGTTAATTGATGACAGTATACCTGTTGCCGACAGAGCAAGACCTTCTACTAAATTTAATGACTTTAACATATAATGGAACCATTTGTACAAAAACAATTCGATGATTATCAGGCCAATAGGGTCGAGAAAGATATCATTGACAGAGAAGAACTTAGAGAACTACTGATAAAAGACTTATCATTTGTTTCTAAAATGGGTGTAGCAGAATACACCTTGTATCAGAAGTATCAAGAGATACATATGAAATATCCGACACAAACAGTTTCGACATTGTTTGGTGAAGAGACTAACTTTGTTAATGAAGACCATCTCAAGTTAATCAATGAGACTAAGAACAACATATGGTTTCCAAATTCGTATGAAGACTTTGAGAAATTAGAACCAGAGTTAATCTACACCGATAGTAACAAAGATAAACAATCTGCTGGTTCTCTTACAGAGAAATGGAATTGTCTTAGAACAATGACACACAGCCAGAAGAACTCATCTAACATTGGTAGAAATCTACATTACATAGTCAAAGACAAACCAACAGGAAAGTATCTTGGTGTTATCTGTATTACAGGTGACTTCATTGACTTAACACCTAGAGATAATTACATTGGGTGGGAAAGAATATACAAAACGAATAGTGGTAAACTAAACAACAGCGCCATAGGTTCAAGTATTCTACCAACACAACCACTAGGGTTCAATTACACTGGTGGTAAACTTATGGCATTGTTATGTACTGCTGATGTGATACAGAAACAATGGGAAGAAAACTATGGAGATAAACTAGTCGGTATGACTACAACATCTCTCTATGGTAAATCTAAGGCAGGTGGGTTATCACAATACGATAGACTCAATCACTGGAAGAAAATGGGTTACAGTCAAGGTTCATTATCATTTGAGATGACCAAAGAGACTGAGAGAAAGATGTTAGACTATGCAGAACATCACTTCAATGAAAGATACTTCTTGTTGTATGTTGCAAAGAGAGAAAGTGGTCAGACTCTTAAGAGAGACCATAGAAATCGTATGAGACAGTTCATGTACTCGCAACTTAAGATACCAAAAGACTTACAGAAGTCAGACCATCAACGAGGTATCTACTATTCTTGTTTCTATGAAAACACCAGAGAGTTTCTCAGAGGTGAGATAGAACAAGACCAATTAGTCAGAAACAACAACGATGGTTCAGTCGAAACACTTACGCAATTGTGGAAGGATAAGTATGCGGCTAAACGAATAAATAACCTCATGAACGCAGAAAGACAAAATTTAACAGAAACATTATTCTATGATGATATCATTTCGATGTCATGGGAAGAATGTAAACAAAAATATTTAGGAGATGTAGGTAGATGAACATTATAGACATGTTACCAGTAACACACAAAAAGAAAGTGACAGTAGGCAGAGATGACTACAGACACTTTGAAGAATCAATGAGTAAACTAGAAGGTCTGAATGTTTCATTACCACACATGGTAACACATAACAAAGAAGAAGACACATTTACCGTTGAACTTTTAGATGCAAACAATGTTAATCTAGAAGAACTTGATAAATTAATAGAAGATACTAAATTTTTAGTAGAAGGAGAATAACAAATGGAATATCAAATAACACCACTTAGACAAGAACATGCAAAAGGATGTTATGAACTTCAACATGAAGAGGGTCTACACTTTCACGGCGAAGAAGAATTACACTCACAAGAGACATGGAATTTTATTGCAAATCAAATGAAAGACTCATGGGTCTGTTTACATGAAGATAGAGTTGTCGCTATGATTATTGGGTGGATAACACTTGTAGATGAAGAAGAAGATGAGAACAGAGATTCATTGACCTACTTCACTTATGACTTATGTGCAACAAAAGACGGAATGTATCCTGGTGCCATGAAACAATTGATGACTGTCGTGTGGGCAGAACATCCTTATGTGACTGCATGGATACATGAAGACAATACAACAGCAATTGAGTACTCTAAGTTATGGGGTTCTAAGGTATGGAAACCAAAGAGTTCTGGTACTGGACCTAAAATGTACATGACTATTGCAACAGACAATGATGTCTCATTGGCACTCCGTGAAAAGACAGAAGAACTTATGGGTATAGATAGAGAGGGTTGACAGTAGCCCTCATTTTTTGTTATCCTTATTCCATGATGAAAAAGGAGACAAAAATGATATACAAATTCGTAGATGATTACATCGAACTAGGGTTAGATGACTGCAAATTTATAATTAATGGGTATGAGTATACTGCAATTATAAAAGAAGTTACCGACACTCACCTGGTAGTTAAACCAGTCCAAAAAACAAACTGGAAAGATACCTTCGAAAGGTCTCCTCAATGGAAACACGAAGAGATATCTTTGCCTGCAAAATCTTATAAAAAATTCGACTTACAATTCTGGATTGACGGAAGAGGTTGTGACAACTCAGCAATAGGTTGTCATGGTTGTTGGGAATCTTACACTGCTTTGGCTGCGTAAGGGTTGACAATGGGTGTCACTTTTTGATAGGATGGAACAGTAGAGAGAACATACAGAAACGGAGAAAGACTATGCTAAACTTAATAATTCAAACACAATACAAAGAGAACTATGCCGCTCATAATGAAGATTATGAACATGGTGTTTCAGAACCGTATTGGAAATTTAAGGGTGGTTCTTCATATCTGATTACAGATGTGGACTTTATTAACTCCGAGCACCTTCAAGGTCTTGTTGATGAGACTGCATTTATACATTCTTATGAGAATCCTGCATCTATGGAATATGTCCTAGATTGGGAACTTATTGATGAAGATAACCTTCATGAACATATTGAACATTGGGAAACTCCTTACATTCTAGAGAAGACTGCCGATGGTTGGACTTCATCTAAGTTCACCGACAATGGTGAAGATGGTTACATGAGAGATGAGATAGTCTCTAGAACTCAAGTTTGGACATATGAACAAGGCAATAGAGATTGTGTCAATTATCATGTCGAGTTCTCTATGATTGATAATAAGACAATGATTGGCGAAAGGGCATTGCGTGTGTGGTTCGAATCAAGAGAGGCATTAAATGAAGTATCTTAAAGAAA